GTCAGGTAGCCAAGGGTCAGGTCGGGGTTTTCCACGACCGCGCCGGTCTCGTCAATGATCTTCATTGTGTCACCTCCATGGGGGTCACATATTTGCCGATTCGCGAGTAAGATACTTTTCCGTCAGGACTTTCAGCCGACAGCATCCACTGTCCGCCGGTCTTGCCGGAGTCACTGCGGTTTACTTTTACGCATCCATTTTCGTCCAGCTGCATCGGGGGCACAAAGCTACCGTCGCTGCGCCGCAGGTGGAGTCTGATTTTGCAGGTTTTCCACTCTTCCGGGATGGCAAAGTGCAGACTGGTCGGGTGACCCTCACTGCCAAACTGCAATGTTGCCACAGTGTCAAATGTCACAGGGATCATCGTTCAAAACCTCCTTTCTCATGCCACGCGCTTCCAGATGTGCACATAGTAGGCGGCGGGCTGCACGGTATAGCTGCGACCGTAGATTGAGTTCGAGCGGGAAGCATCAAAGTAAACATCATACGTCGAACCTGAAGCACCACTGTAGCCACCCCAAGAAGTATTGAATTCTACGAATTTTAAAGCTCCCGATGATTTCAAAGACGCTTTTGAACCACGGAATGGGGAGCTATCTGCTTCCGTTTCTATTAAGCTACCTGTGATGTTGGGCAGACCGGCCTCCACCGTGCTTCCCGCTGTGTAGCCTGTGCCAGCACCCATCAGCACGCGGTTAAATGCAATCTCCTGCCATGTACCGCCAAACAGGGCGGCGGGGCTGGTAGTGCTAACTGTTTGAAAAATACTGCCCACGGGGTAGGCAGCCAAAGCGCTGTCCGCAGAAAGTGTTCCGTCCGCATCGACCGTCAGACCGCTGCCCACCTTCACACCGCCCAGCGTGGTTGCGGTGGCAATAGGGAGCTTGATGCCTTTCAGCGCATTGCCAACAGCTTTTGCGTCAGCCGGAGCACCCTCGACGCTTAGCGTCTTGTCGGTGCTCACGATGGCCGAAGCCCTGTCCGCTTCAGCTTTGGCAGAAGCGGCAGAGCTTCCCGCACTCTTTGCGTCTGCGGATGCTGACTGTGCACTTTGGGCCGCGCTGGTGGCAGCAGAATTTGCGATAGATGCAGCCGAAACGGCTTCTTCTTTTGCGTTAATCGCTCCCGCAACAGTACTCAGTTCGTTTAAGGTGGCCGCATTGATTGGCGTTCCTTCTTTTGTTGGCTCGTCATTTCGGATAAGAGTGACAATTTCGGATGTTCCATCCGATTTTACCATTGTCCACCGACCCGGATATTTCGCCACACGGTCTTCAAAAACCATATTGTCCATCTCCTGTCATGTATTCACCGGAAAACGTAACGTATGTTTTAGCAAGCGTTTCAATGTCGAACAAAATTTGCTCGATTTGATTCATCGTTGAAAAATCGAGTTTGTTCATGCTTTCTGGCGTATCTGCAATACCAGATGGGCCAGAGCATTTAGCGCGAATGGAGTTGATGTTAGAAAGCCAACGTGTTGTATCGGAGACTTTCATATATCCATCGACTGTCCAATCGGTCCGAACAGAAACAGACGCGCCAACAATGGAGCCAAGCTCTTGAATGCCGGATTCTATGCGGTTAAAATCCGTATAGCTTAAAGCGCCCTTCATTCCGGCAAGCCATTCCGATTGTTCGGCTTTTGTCCACGTGCCTGTTCTCGCCTTTGCGGTAATTTCTTTCACACGGTCAACATCTGATTGCGTTCGGTCTGTAATCCAACGAGCCATAAATTATTCTTCCTCAACTCTGTTTTGATACCCAATAGGCAAATTGCTCGGAACGGTAAACATGTAATGATAACACTTATAGTTTGCGTCGCCAGAACCGATACAGTCATAAAAAAATAATTCTTCTTCGTCATTAGAATTACCAAGATGCGCTTTGTCCCAATACCCTGAAACAACAATAGAACGATAATAGATATCCCCAACAGAAGGATTCATGCCAAAATATTCAAGATGTGTAACGGGAGTTCTCGTCCACTGCTGATACGGGCTGTAAACGTCTCCGACCATAAAAAAAGGATTTCTCAGAAGTTCTTTTGCTGTAGGGAGCGGGCTTCCTTCTGCGTTGCATCCATAACCCCAAATTTCGTTAATACCACTACTGTTATCGGGAAATCCGTAGTATATTTCTTTTGCGGAAGGTAAAAATATACTGCGAGATAGAGTAGACACAGCAGAAGGTACGTACTCGTTAGAATCATTTTTTTTGAACGAGGGGGTATAATAAAAAGTAGTTTTTCCAATTTTTTTCTGCATAAAATCAGAAAAAGAATTTTTTATGTTTCCGTTCAATAAGGCATCGATACTGCTGGTCGAATACTCTGCAGGAGTTGTCATTTTACTATCCCACGCAATATTTTCTGTTTTCGCATCTTTAAGAGCAAGAAGAGTTCTCCCTTTGCCATTTAATTCCGGTTCGTAATTATGTTTTGAGACAAGAAAAGCGGTATAAACGCCAGCGACGGAGATGTATACAGTATCGCCTTCTTTGAGGTTGGAAATCTCATCCGCAATCGTAGTAGCCTTGCAAGAAGCGGAAAGACTTGCGACTGTAGCTGTGATCGTTGCCTTTCCGCTGTGTAAATACGTGACGTTGCAGACAGATACGCCGCGTTCATTCTTGATGACATTCAGCTCAACGATACCAACGGGAGACGCATTCCAAACAATAACAGGGGAATCGGCAGATGCAGGGGTAAGCGTTGCAGTGAGCGTGATCGTGTCGGAAGGGTGCAAGTAAATCTCAGAAGCATTGATTTGTAACGAATCAACATCTTCAATCATATACCCGGTAACGGAACCCTTGAAGCTGCCATTAAACGTGTAAGAAACATCCGTAATCAACAAGTTAGAAGAATATCCAAACTGATGATTGAGCTTGACAAAATCAAGAGCATCGTTGTGTGGGCTGGCACGATAAGACAGGGTGGCTTTTCGACGGTTAGAAAGCACTTTATAGCTTTCAGTTAGAACATTTTTTGGCTGGGAGACGATGGAAGAAGAGATAAGCGCGTTGTTTACACTTTGCGTAACTCCATCGCCAGTAGCGCCATTCGGATACAATGACGAAGCTCCATTTAGAGAGTAAGAGATGTTTTTTAGCTTATTAGAAAAAGTGATTTCCGGATACTGATAATCATTGATTTCAGTGATTTCATAAATGTCGGACTTGTTTTCAGGAAGGTACGGAACCCGGTCAATCCGAATCTCACCGTTTCTTGTCTGATACAAAGCCATACCAGCTGCGTTAGCAGAAAGCTGTAGCACATCAGCGTTTTTATACGAAGAATTTCCGTTGCTAAAATCAGTTGTATAATCCTTTAAAGATTCGTTGATGTAATAGCTGATACCGGAAACATCAAGAAGTTCCAAAGCGTCATAACACATTTCGTATAAAGTTCCGCTTTTCCTTCCGGTGTATAGTGAATCGATTAAAAACGCCAAAGCATCGCGAGCTTCAAAGGAAGCAGTAATGCCATTAGAAGGAATACTCCAACTAGAAAGGTAAAACTTACCTCCGTTAATCCATTCAGTCTGTCCGTCCAAGTCCATGCCATACTTTACAAAAACAGCTTGGCGTTCATACAGATACTTGTAGAGGCCGTCAGGGTTGATAGGATTCCATTTTTGATCGCTGTTATCAACGGAAAAAGAAATTGAATCCTTGGAAAGTTGACCGGAAATTGGGTCTCGCTTTGATTTATGGGAATACGACAGAAGATCTGTTTTGCTAAATTTCACACGTTGTCCAAATTCCACTTGCGAGATACGAGCTCTTCGGTTTGGAATACACCATTCAAGAATTTCAATAATAACCAAATCATAATTGGAAATCTCAAATTCAATTGAAGTTTCGGCGGAATCGTTGTTGTCAATTTGCTTTTCCAAAAGAAGAGCGGTTCCTTTGTAAGCGGAAACTTTAAATGATTTTGCCCATTCATTTAAAATTTCAGACCAAATGATTGTCAGACCCGGTATTTTTTCTTCGTGGATTTTACTAAAAGAAAATGTGATGGTTGGATGATTGGAGCTTGATACGCATTCACCGCTTACATAGCCGCATTCTTGATACGGTTCAGAATTCGGGACGATATCAAAGCTTCCATCTAAAACCCAAAAATTAGTTTCAGCAGTCGCGTAATTTCCAGAAGTGGAAATGTCCAGGTCAGTGATGGATGCCGCATTACTAAACACGGTTTGCGAACCTGAACTTGCAATAGCGTCCGTTTGCGCCGCATCATCAGCTGCATGATAAGTAATCTGAATAAAAGTTTCGGGTACAAGCGTATTATTATATTGTGAAAGCCACTTATCGGACGGCTTTACAGACATATAAAATCACCACCTTTAGACCTCAACCAGGCTCAAAGAACAATCCGTCCAGCCCATCACATTTCCGGTGTTTGGGCCCCTTCGCCACATTCCGGCCGTTCGGTCGGAAACATACATCTGGCGTGTGGAATAAGAAGCTGTCGCTTGATTGTAAAATCGTACCGTGCAATAAAAGTTTGTAGTGAATGGGCCGATGACGGAAGCCCATTGTTTTGCGGTAAGGTATTTCCACTTAAGAGCCACTTTTGCAACATCGTGTCGAACCACAGAGCCAACAACCTTGCCTTGCACGTTTCGGCCAGAATCAACGATGGTTGAAGTCGTTGCGCTATAAGAGGAAGGCTCTGGCAAATCTACGCCGTTCACTGATACAAGAGCTTGCATAATTCACCGTCCCTTTCTTAATAGCTATATACTTCCGTGCCCATGATTTGCACTCCACGGTCAGCCTGCTGCTTTTCGACCGAAGCAGTAATCTGCTTTCCGTCAATAAACAGCCTGACTTCCTTACCACCGGTAATTTCGTCACCATAGCGCTGGAAAATATCAAGAAACGCATTATAGCAGCCGTTGTAAACCGCGCCTTGCAGGTCGGAAGAACTTGTTGACCCGGATGATGTATTGCCGTAGTATCCATTTGCAGAAGTGGTGGAACCTGTAGAAGCATCGTATTCAGGGGTCCCGATGTAAGAAGAATTATCAGTTGAATATTTCCCGCCGAGATTGCTTACAATACCCGCAATCGCAGCGCCTAAGGCAATTGCGGCCGCACCGACAATAAGTGCTACAGGAATGCCGAAAACTGTAGACGAAAGCGCACCGGCAATAGAAGTAAGAAGGCCAACAAACGCAGAGCCGACACTTCCAATCAAGCCGCCCATTGCAGCAAAAATTTCAGGAAAAGAGCTTACAAGGCCACCGAAAAGGCCTTGACTGATTGCAGTGCCAGTAGTGGCTAAAGGCACCTTCAATGCGCTAATTGATGCAGAAATCGTAGTTCCAAGATTGGAAACGCTCTTTACGATATCTCCAAAATTTTTTGTGATGCCGCTCCAAATGACCTTGCCAACTTTTAACGCTTCGTTAAACAGGGTTTTAGATGCGTCCTTTAAAACGCCGGAAATATTGGAAATAAAGCTTTGTGCGTATGCTTTTACCTGATTTCGGTTCTCCTCCCCCATCGCCTGCCAGATAATAGCTGCTGTAGTTGTTCCGATTGTTTTCAAGTCTCCGTTCTGCACAGCATTCCAAAGATTTTGTACTGTGCCGAAGAAGTCATTCTGCAAACCGGAATCAAGTTCCTGCCACTTGCTGCTCAGACCGTTAAAGAAGCCGTCAACGAAATTCGTTGCGGTGGTCGCTCCATAGTCAATCATCTCGTTGCCCTTCTGCTGAACAACGTTTGCCAGATTGGTCATAGCTTGTTCAACGTAAGGAAGTGCTGCAGTGATACCGTTTGCAAGACCTTGAACAATGTAACCACCAATTCCCGCAAACACAGTAGAAGGAGAGTGAATGCCGAGAGCTTCCTTGAAGCCATTGATAAAACCATCAGTGAAACTCTTAATACCATTTGTAACGGTACTCCATGCATCTTTTAGACCGTTGATTAGGCCGTCCCAAATGAATTTGCCAAGTTTTCTTAATTCGTCAGGAAGCTTTTTGAACTCACCGGCAATGGACGAAATGATTTTTGGAATTTCAATAACAACGGAAGCTATCATACGCTCCCGCCATTTAGAAATAACGTCAAGAGCTTTGAGAATTGCAGTCCAAATATTTCCAGGCAATTCTTCAAAAAACTTAACAACAGACGAAACGATTTTTGGAACTTCGGTTGTTACAGCAACCACCATGTTTCCGACCCACTCCCCGATTTTGCCAACGGCAAAGCCAAGGGCATAGCCGATTTTTTCAGGAAGAGAGCTGAACCACTCGCCAATGCTGTTTATGATGTTTCCAACCTTTTTGGGAAGAGAAGTCATAAAATCAATGGCCGCATTCCACTTGGTAACGATAATTTGCTTGATGGCTTCAATGCGCTGCTCAAAAACATTTTCGACATAATACATTTTAATGTCGGCTTCTGCGGCAGCATCTGTTTTTTCGCCACTCTCTTTAGTGCCCCATTTGATACCAGCCCAGTGAAGAACAAGGCCAATACCAACACCGGCAGCGGCAACGGCTCCAGCAACAGGAAGGCTTGCACCAACAAGCAATGCAACGCCAGCACCAGCAACGCCACCAAAAATTCCCATCAAAGCAGCAATGATGGTATTAAGAACCGGAAATTCTTTCAGCTTTTCGCCAAGAGAGAATGTGATTCCAGCAAAGGTAATAAGACCTGCAAGACCGATAGAAAGCGTTGCGGCTGTACCAGTGGCTACGCCAAGATTAGTGAACAACGTGATGCCCGCAATGGAACCAAAAGCAGTAGTTAAAGCGGATTGAATCCATGTGCTTGCATCGCCAAGATTTGCTTCGCCAGTGCCAAGAGCGTAAGTCAGTCCGGCAAGGCTTGCCACAAAAGCGATGCCCATGCCAAGCGTAATGCCATCTGCTCCTATCGTGCGCCAAAGAACAAAAGAGCCAAACGCGGCAGATACCACTTCACCTAAAAGTTCGAGAGGGTTTCCGCTAGATGCGTAGCCTTTTGCGAAACTGAATACTAACGATGCTTCAATAACAACTGTTGCAATTGAAAGAGCCAACTTTTGCAATTCTGTCATCTTGGAAATTGCTGTAGCAACGTCCGTCAGAAAATCAACAATTTTCCACAACGCAAGTGCGGTAGCGATAGCACCAATAATCGGTAGCATATCTTTGATTTTCTGCTTAATAGCATCAATCTGCTTTGCGAACTCTTCGTTGTACTGCTTGAACATATCGTAACCGGACAGGTCTACATCGCCCAAGATGTTGCCGGCAGATGCACCGCCGCCAGAGCCGGAGCTTCCTTGTGTTGGGTCAATGATGTTCAGTTCATCAAAACCCATCGTGTAGTCCTTGAGAGCTTTGGCGGCTTTCTTTGTCGAATCGGTTGTGTCATCCATTGCGTCACCGATGCCGCCAACGCTGCCAGCACTTTTAGTGAAATCGGTGAACACGACCTTCACGCCCATCAGCTTTGCCACCCACTGAACGAACTCCCGAATGAGCTGAACGGCGGCAATCAGCGGGGGAAGAATAGATTTCATGGCAGGGTAGAGCAAAGAGCCAACAGACTTCGCCAGCATATCCAATTGCGCTTTCAGAATCTTAATCTGGTTCGCAGGGCTCTGGATGGTCTGTGCAAGGTTGCCCTGCACGTTGGCAGTCTGCTTCATAATGGCAATGTAACGCAAAACTGCCTTATCCGCCTGAGACAGACTAGATACCTGTTTGTTAAAGCCCAAAGCAAGAAGCTCTTGCTGTAACCGCGCCTGAGACAGGTCGATGCCCAAACGGCGAATAGGCTCAATCTCACCAGAGATTGCGGAGGACATTGCAGTAAAGGTCTCTGCAACGTCCTTGTTCCAATAGGAGCCTTCGTCATAGGCAAGCTGAGTCAGGTTCTTGGATAAGATATACGCTTTATCGCTGGCCAGACCAAACGAAGTACCCAAGCTCTGGATGGTAGCCATGTAGGTCATCGCTTTGGTCGGGTCAACGCCAAGCAAACCCTGCATCTTGCCAATGAGCGTATCAGCTTCACCGCTCAAATTGCCCATAGCATTATGGAACAGGTCTGTTGCTTCGTAGAAATCATTAAACTTCGCAACAGCGTTGCCAAGATACTCAGCGATAGCTTTCAACGAAACCAGCTTTGCCATGTTCCGCATAAAGCCGTTCATCTGATTGGACAGACTGAGATAGCTCTTGCACTGCTTTTCGTTGGCAGCAGTCACACGGTTTGCCTGTGTGACCACCTTGCTCAACTGCGGCGGGAGCTTCGCAAAAGCGTTGCCCACCTTGTCAAGCTGAGATACAAGGGGAGTAAGGGCAGTAGAAATCTTCTGACAAGAGCTTGCAAAAGAATCAAGGTCAGTCGCTTTCAGCTTGTCGGTCAGGTCGGGAACCTTCCCGATCGCATTGAAAGCACTGCCAAGAGCTTTAAGGTTCGATGCATCCAGAATGGACAGCGGAGCCAAAGCGCTAGTGAGCTGAGTAATGCTCCCGGACATGGAGTAAAAGTCCACGCCGTTCAAACCAGACACAGCCGCAGGAATCTTCTTGATTGCATTCACGACCGTGTTGATGCTCTTTGCGCTTGCGGTCGTGTTGACGCTGGAAAGTCCATTTAGAAAGCTGGTAATTTTGCCCAGCCCAGACATTCCAGCGGATGCCTGTTTCAGCGTTGCAATAGAACTAGCCAGCTTGTCAAGGCTGTTCACAACCTTTGTCACGTTGCCCTTTGTCCGCAAATTAGAAATGGCGGTAGCGAGCTTGTCGATATTAAGCTCTGCGCCCTGCGATTCCGCAGAGATTTCTACGGATAAGCTCGTAATATCAACATCAGCCATCACTACCACCATCCTTTTGCTCCATCATGGAGAACATCATGCGCTTAATGCGCTCCTGTGCTTCCGCAGCACGTTGGTATTCATACTCGTCTTTCTCCTTTTGAGTAAGGGGAATCGGTCTATCCATGTACTTGATAGGTCTAGACCCTTTCTTTCGGAACATATTGCAAACCGTAGAGGAAAGCGCAGATGCCATGTAAAAGCCGTTTCTCCACGCTTCTGCGTTGGCTCTGCGTTCCCGCAGCTCCTCTGCGTCACGGTATACTTTAGCCAGCCAGACATCGCCGTGCCAGAACTGCTCGTAGGTCATACCGATAGAGATGTAATAGGCTTCTACATCGTGGAACAGCTTGGAGAAGGAGAACGGTTCCCCCTCTCCGTCTGGTTCCTGAGATTGTGCGGTTACACAATCTCCCACGTTGCGTTTTTTGCGGTCTTGTCCTCAGTATCAGTTGCCAGCAGAGACTTGGAAGCGTCCATGAACATCTCAAGCAGCGCAGCCATCAGCTCTTCCTTCTCGTCGATGTGGGCAAACATTTCGTCCACGACTTTACGCTTGATGCCACGATTCCGGGCGATAAACGCGCCGTAGAACAGGGCGCGGGAGTTGGACAGCAGGTTGGTCATCTGGGTGTACTGGCCAATCTGAAAGCCTGCACGTTCGGTAGCTTCCACGCTGTCACGGGTGAAAGTCAGCTCATAAGTGTTCTTGCCATCGGGGGAATGAAAATTGATAACTTTTGCAGCCATAATAAATGCTCTCCTTTATAAATAGGGGCAGAACCAAATCCGATGTTCAGTTCTGCCCGGTTTGATTGATTCGATTTTTGCGGTTTAGCCGCCGTTGACAGTCAGGGTCTCGCTGAACTCAGGCTTCTTGGTGAAGATGCAGTTGATGGTCATTTCCACAACCTCGTCCACGCCGAAGCCGGACAGACCGACTTGGTGCATGCCCTGCCAAGTGAAGCCGGAGCCGTCCTGCATCTTCAGGGCGTAGTACTTCACGGTGTTGCTCTCGGAAGTCTCATCGTAGCCAGCTTCCTTGACTTTCTTGTAGTCAGTCTTGTTGTAGTTGGCAGTAAAGGACTTGGTGTCGCTCTGGATGATACCGAAGATGTTGACCTGCATGGGGTCAGACAGAGTGGTGGCATCCAGAAGGTTCGGCTCGGAGATCAGGTCGGGCACATCCTTGATGTCGCACAGCTTCGTCAGGGCGGTTGCGCTGTCGCCACAATACAGGGTGGTATTCAGACCGGAGATAGCAGTACTCATAGAATGTTTACCTCCTTAGTTTCGGTAAATCATTCCGTCCTCTCCGATTGTTGCCCCATAGCTGCAATCAATCCGATAGACGGAATTGTTGTACAGCCCATTCAACGGGGCAAACGATTTGCGATAAAATTTAAGCGGTTCAAGAACAGAATCCACGATGCCAACAATGGAGCGTGCTTCTGCAATGCGCCCGGTGTTCTTATTGGAGTAGACCCGCACACGAAGGGAAACGGCAGCGTACTTGCTGTGTCCAGCAGAATCAATGTGCACAGGAAGGTTGCTGTTTTCCTCTATCTGCACACACGGAAACTTCTTAACGTTGCTGTCGTTGATTTCACCAGTAACGAAGATGCCGGGCGCTTGCTTTCGCAGCTCCTTAGCAACAGCCGTGAAGATAGAATTGAAATAATCGATCAACTATTCCAAACCTCCCTCCACGTTGCTTCGACTTGAGAAGCCATTTCCTCAACAGCTCCCCACATAGCCATAGCTGGCTCGTTGCCGCTGGTGTAATTCAACTGGCCTTTACCATCTACCTGTTTGACAGGCGTACCGGCATTGCCGGATTCGCCGTAGTAATACCACCTGCGGTTTGCGCCTTGCCCTTTGCCGTAGGAACCATGTGCACCAACGCCGGGCGGTAGCTCACCGCCATATCCGTTGTGATGTGCGCCAGTGCCAAACTCGATAAAGGCAACTGCCTTGCCCTCTGCAATGATGGTGCAGGTGTTTCCGTTCTGCTCAACATGGCAAGAAACATCGTTGCTACCAGCATACTGTGCGTTCGCAAAACGAACTTTTGCCACGTCAAGCCCTTTGTCAGCCAACGCCTTTGCAAACTCCTGCGCCTTTTTGTTCAGGGTGGCTTTGTACTCCTGTATCTGACGTTCCGCATCACGAAGTCCGGCATCGCTCAACCTCACTTTAATTTTCACTTGCAGCCACCTCTTTCAGCGCATACAGTGTGTCCGTGATATGCTCTGCGACCTTGACCACAATGTAATTGAAGGGCTTTGAAACGTCCGTCTGGAACCAGACGCGCGTACCTTCATAAAGCGGCGTGTTGTGCTTTTTGCTGGACGAACTGACAACGTAGCTGTAATCCGTGAACGCTCCAAAAGGGTTTGCTTCCGCAGAACCAGTAGGCGGGCTGACGTTCAGCATCAGCTTTGCGGGTTTGCTCCACGATTCGTATGCGAATTCGCCGGTTTCGTTGCCCCACTCGTCCACGATAGGTGTTTTTTTGCCAACCGGATTTGAATACCACAGCGGGCGCTTATCTAGCGGGCTTCCATTGAACATCAGCCGATAACACCTACTCTCGGAACTACTTCATTCAGCAGGGACTGCGCCACATCGGAACTTTCCCACACACGAGTAATGCCATTGTTGGTGTAGCTCGTCTGTCCGTTTGCACCGATGTGGTTGTACAGTTCCGCTGCAATGCGTATCTGCAACGACTGATACTGCAAAGGCAGCTCGTCCGGTCTGTTGCCGAATGGGTAGCCCTGTGCAAATATCTTGTCTTTGGCAAAATCAAGCAGCAGGTCGAAGAGTGGGTAGTCCTCGTCCGTGATTTCACGGTCAAGCGCCGGGGCAATGTACTGTCCTAGCTTGACTGCCGCTTCAGAATACTGGTCTCCCATGCTGCTCTCCTCCTTTCGCCTTAGTAAGCCTTGATGCAGTACACCGCGTCCATGCGCTCAAAGGACGGCAGGACGATTTCAGAAGCGTAGACGTTGACATTGACCGGATGAACGGTCAGCTCGGTGGTGATGGCAACGCCGGTGTTCACGATGGACACGGATGCGCCAGACTGGCCGGACAGCAGGTCGGCTTCCTCAGGAGTAGTGCCGTACCAAGTGCTGCCAAGAGCGCCGGACGGTGCAACCACTACCATGCCATCAGGCAGGTACTTTTCACTTGCACTGTACTGGTCGGCCTTGAACATCTTGTCGTACAGATGAATCTTCAGACCGGTTGCAGATTCGATAATCTGCCGTGCTTCGGCATCCAACAGAACGGCGTTTGCCTTTGCGGTGACGGTCATAAACCGATTCTTCACCTCGTCCGCAGCAATCATGTTGCGGAAGGTGGCGGTGTTCATGTACACCTCAGTCACGACCTCGCCCACGCTTGCCAGAACAGCGTCCTTTGCGGCATTCAGGTCTGCAATGGGGGTAGCTGTGGTGACGTTCCACTTGGACTTTGCGGCAGAGACTTCCTTGTAGTTGGTAGACTTCCAAGTGCCGTCTGGGTCGTAGTTGTAGGTGTAGTTCACACCGTTTGCCTTGATGGTAATGCCAGAAACGCCATTGCTGGGAGCCAGCAGCTGCCAGATCATGCGCTCAGGAACGATACGAGCGCCAGTGATAAGCTGTGCGGTGTCATCGTACAGACGGTTCATCACATCACGGGCATAGGGGTCATTGCTGTCCAGAACACGCAGGATTTCCTGACGGTCTTTCTCGCCCAGATGGTAGCCCTCACGGAAGAACGGCATCTCAGTTTCATCGAACTTGAAGCCCTCGCGGGTGCGGAAAGTAGCCTTTGCATCAAATGCGCTGGGCATCAGAGAAACGCCAACGCCCTTGTGACCGCGCAGCCACTTCAGGTCAAGACCAGCCTTCTTCTTTGCAGGGAACAGTGCGTCAGATGCGAACGGCATCGCATTGGTGGGGTCATTCGTCCAATAGGCGGCAATCGCAGCCGGGGCAAAGACTTCCTTAAGATTCAGTGCCATGTTGTTTTACCTCCTATTAAGCGTTCACGCTGATGTTGTCACGGCAGAAAATGCCGGGAACGGCGGTCTTGAGTGCCTTGATTGCGTCAGCGTCAAAGGTGAAGCCGGAACTTGCCGCGGCCTTCTTGGTGTCGATAACGCCACGAATCAGCAGGGAAGCATTGGGGTTCTCTGCCGGGTCAACGTCATACAGCAGGATGCCGTCAGCGTTGATGGTCTTAGAACCAGTCTCGCCAGCAGCAACAGCTTTCTTACCAGCCAGCGTCATGGGATAGCCAGCCTTAACCGCAGCAGTTTCGGTCACGGTAAAGGGGATGGCGGTGTAGTCATTGGAAGCAAGGATAGTATCGTTGATTCCGTTGACCGTGTTTCGGGTAAACTTCATGTTTTCCTCCTTGTTAATGAAAAGCACTCATTGCGTCACTCGATGCCTTAGAAGTATTTGCGTTCTGCTGTGCAAGGCTCTTAGCAAACGCCACACCTTCACTGTCAGAGCCGCCCTTGCCATCCGCACCCGGAGGTGTGGGCATATCCTTCAGCAGAGAAGCCTTGTATGCGGTGTCGTGAGCGGTCATAAACTCCGACTGGAACTTAAACACCTTGTCCATGTCACCGTCAGCCAGTGCAGATGCAGCCTTGTTGGCAAGTTCAGCGTCATAACCCTGTGCAACGAACTTCTCCCGGTAAGATGCAAGGGTCTTTTCCTTGACAAGGTTCTCCTTGTCGGCAGTCAGGGCTTCAATCTGCTTCTGCATCTCTGCCAGCTTGTCAGCCTGTTCCTGTGCAGCATTCTCGTCATCGGTGCGCTTTGCCTTGAGCTGCTTCTTGTACTCAGCAGCTTCGCCGTTGGCTTTCGTCACGGCGTTACGCAGCTTCTCCACCTCTGCGCTAGGGTCTGCAACCTTTTCAAGCGCAGAAATGATTTCATCGGCGGTCATGCCCTCTTTGTAGGCATCACCAAGCAACACATTGAGTTTCATATCGTTAATTTCCTCCTGCGTTTTTTTACCGTTGCTTCCCTGCAACGCTGCGAAATTTGTATCCCGGCTTCCCTGCCGGAATATATCAGCCCAAAGATTCGGGGTGATTCTTTATTCCTTTGGGTAAATTCTTTTGTACGGCTCAATGCCGCTGTCCAAAATAGATTTTTCTCGCGCCGAATTCCGGTCAGGGTGCGTCCATTTGAATTTTCCACATTTCGTGCAGATATACTCGCACTCCATTTCGCGTGGTTCGTCTCCGTTGATACCGTGCGTCCAATGCCAACGAGAAAGCGTATAGTCATGTTTGCAAAACAACTGTTTCCAAAAATCACGCATTATCTTTTTCTCCATCCGCATTGTTTGGCTGTTTATCAACCGTGTTCCCGGCATTTGTGTCGGTGATGTCCTGTTTAGGCTGTTCCTGCGGTTTCGGCGCCTTTCCATCCTCTCCCAGCTTGCCAGCGGCAATCAGGAAGGGCTTGCTCATTTCGTAAGCAGCCTGCGGGTCAGGGAACAGACCGGGCGTAGTGAACGCCAACTGCGGGTCAATGGTCTGCTGCAACATCTGTGCAAAAATCTGAACCTTACTCTGCTGGTTGTCATACTGACGGCGGGGCAGTTTGATGTTGATGTCACTTGCCATCAGCTTAGAACCAGCTGTATCACGCAGGATTTTCAGCATCACAGACAGGCTCTGTCGTTCAGCGTACTTGAACATATTCTCGTACTGCTGCGCCCTTGCTTCGGTGTGATTCCAGCCATTGCGGACGATGACCGCACCCACGTTGTCGGACGTTGCGTTCTCGCTGCCAGTGGCACTAGGCATAGCAGTCAGACTGCGATACACGTTCAGCATGGAATCAATCAAAATCTGCGTTTGTTGCTGGTTCAGCTCGTTTGCAAGCTGTTTTACATCGGCAGCAAGTCCAGAAGTAGACTTGATTGACATTGCGCCCATAGCCTTGACAGCTTCCAATGCTTCTTTATCAACAAGACAGTTAATAAAGACCATGATGGATTGGATGAACTGCTCTACGCCATCGAGACGATTGCTCTCCAAAAGATTGATGGCATCCAGCACAGGGATAGCCGGTTCAAACAAACCCATCCGCTCCGGGTTCAGCTTATATTCGACCATCGGCAACATTCCGAGAGAATGGCTCTCCGACTTTGTGACCTTGCCGTTGTCGATTTCAAAGTACTGGTTTGGCGTATACACGCAAATCAGGTCGTTTAGGTCATTCTGATAATTGCGTGGGATGTGCAGAACGTTGGCGATGGGCTTGTGGCCAATGCCGGAGTTGTAAATCACATACGCCATATCCGGGTCGGGAACGTCTACCAGCAGGGGCGTTTCGTCCGGGTAATTGCCGTTGTACCCCTTGTCAGGGAGAACAATGCGATATCCCTGTCCGCACTCCAACATCCACTGCCAGAGCCGCCGATCAAGCGCATCCTTGCCCTCATACTGCAAAGCATTGGACAGGCGGGCGATTTCCTCGCCATCACCTGTTGCCGTTTCAGACCGCACATAAGAGCAGGGAGTGCCGCTCATGTAGCCTGTGTAGAAGCCCACGCACTCATTGGCGTGGTTCTCTACAATGCGATTGGTGATTTCAGCGTGGTACTCCTTCGTGCGCTGGAGGACAGGCTGATTGCCCAAGTAGTAGTTGTGCAGAAAGCGAATCTCGTTCTTATTCAGCAGATGAATAGGCTCTGCCTTGCCCGTGACCACTTTCAGCACGTTCGCTTCATTGATTTCCGTCTCCGGCGTTTCAATCGGTCTGCGTCCGGTCAACGGCTCATTCAAAAAGCCGCCAACGACCATCTGATACTCAGCCATGTTTTCCTCCTTTCCTGCAAAATAAAAAGCGCAGCAAGACAAACCTGTTAAGGTCTATCTCACTGCGCCAAAACTGCGCTTCAAAAGCCATTCACTTTTCTGGTGGATGAATGATTTTCACCCATCCTTCCCTTGTGTCTCCTTCGATAACGCCCTTGCATCTGTCACACTTAAAATGGTATCGTCCGTCCACTTCGCCAAGATAGCGGTTGCAGCGGACGTTCTTATAGATGGGATTCTGTCTGATACAAGGGCAACAGATTCTAACTAGCATGGGCGCTCCTTTCGTTGGATTTCTGGAAACAGGCTGTTGAGCACAGACCTGTCAGAAGCTACTGGGAAACTGTTCGCACTTCCAGCCGTGCTATTCTTCGCCCGAAGAAAACCATTGCAGCCTTTACATTCAGTTTGACGGACAGTCAACGGGTCAGCTGCAATTTTGGTGCTGCATAATGGATTTGAACCAATGTATGCTCGGATATGAGCCGAGTGCTCTAACCATACTAAGCTAATGTAGCATAGAAACCCGGCTTGATTGGTTAACCGCTGCTCTTTGCAATGTCATGCCTAAACATCACATTGAGAGCCGGGAATAGCGGTGGAGGTTTTGGAGAATAAGTCCATGCAAAGCTAGGTGGTTGGTTGTGCTGCGTAACGGAATCGAACCGTTGCTTGCCAGCCATGGGGGAGACAGGCTGGCATTCCCCAATCAATCGGAAACGCAACATATAAAGTCCGGTGAAGGCGAAAGAGTGAGAAAACCTCCACCGGTGAAAGGAGGAATATGCTTGTTGACACGCACACGAGTAAAATGACAAAACCTCGCGTGCAAGCTATTCCTTTAAGGGAAGCTGCAAAACTTCCTGCGTACATTATAAGCCTTGTCAAGTGGTGAAATCAAATAAATAGACCCAGCGAACACAATATATTGTGTTTTTAATCAAAAAGGCCTCTTGACAGGCTCAATTTTACTGATTCCGTTATACAATTCATCGGCAAGCTGTGCCAGACTGTCCGGTGCATCATCGTGCGGAACTTTGCCAAGCTGCGTGAACATCGTCACCTGTTCCATGAACGCTTTGTACTCTTTTGACTGGTGTTTTTCGTCAAGGAAATAGAACCGTTTGATATCTGGAGCATACTGGATGATTCTTGACAGTTTGCTTTGTCCGCTTGGCGCACGCTGGCTACGGACAGAGCAGTGATACCCCTGCTGCCGAAGCTGACTGTCTACCACGTCACAATATTCGTCACCACCGTTGTTGGCTTCGCCACGCACTACGTTGATTTTGCGCTGGATGATTTTGCCCACGACTTCCGGTCTGGTCACGGTCTTATCGCCATTGTTGAACACAAGGTCAGGGATGAACACAGCATCTCCGTACACATAAGCGATAGGGCAGGCGGTAAAGTCACCGCCGCCCCATGCAATATCCATGACCATAAGCTTGCGATCAGGCTCACCGTCAGGCAGAACGCCGTTGAAATACCGCAGTTCATCGGCAGGGAACAGCAGACCTTCACGCACATAGGGCTTGCCCATATACTTTGCCCACCATGTTGCATCGTCAATGCTGGCTTTCATGTCGGCATAGTAGGCATCGTCAAATCCCACGCCGTAGTCATAGTTGAAGTTGCTGTGTCCGTTCTCGTCCACCGCAGGAATCACCCGAAATCTGTATTTAGGGTTGTCTGCGTACTGGTTCTGGATGCGCCCCAGAGGGTCAAGAACGTTCCAACGTGTGCCGACCATCAATTCTAATGCGCCCTGCTTTTTACGGTCTTTCAACTGGTTAAGGTAGGCATCGTACTTGTTGTTTAGACGCTCAACGTTCAGGCTTTCTTCCAAGTCCTCGATCAAGTCATCACTGTACAGAACGCCGCCTTGGCCAATTTCAACAGCACCAGTTAGCGTGCCGCCGATGGAACGACAGGTCAGAGTGGGGAAGCGTTTCTTTCGGTTCAGGTCAACGCTTTCGTCCTTTGCACTTTTGTCCACAAGCTGAACGTCAGGGAAGATTTTGCCCCAGTTGTAGGTCACAGGGTCAGTGATGATGGACAGCACTTCGCCGTAGAAGCCGTTGGTCAGCTTGTCAGAATGTCCGCTCATGACCGATGCAACGTCCGGTCGGTTGCCCATAAGCCATGTGATGAAGAAAATGCACAGCGTACTCTTACCTACGCGAGCCGGAAGACTGACCCCCAAGAAATCTATCCGCTTATAAAACAAGTCCTCTAGGTCATCTGCCAGCACTTTCAGCACTCTGCGTCTGGGCTGATAGAACTTCTTCTCCGGCGCACGATTCCATTCAAGGTAAATGCAATAGCTGTCAAACACATCCTTTGCTTCAAACAGGTACGTCCGGCTGATAATATCATAGACCTTCGCCACGTCCTCGCCTGTTTTCATCTTACCCATCATGGTTGCACAGACGGAGCGCAGCTCACCAGAGTATTTGTAGGCATCGAACCGCTTGTCTTGCGGCAAAGCGTCTCTCAGGTTTACTACCGCCTGAAACCAGTCCTCGTAGACTTGTGCTTCTGTCGGATTCTGCTTTGCATACGCTTTGATGCTGTCGATGATGGCAATGCACTGTTTTGGCTGCATAAAAAATAGGCACCCCCTACCTGAAAATGTAAAGAGTGCCTACAACTGCACAAAAATCAAATATTCGGTTTTATAATGCTGTTTTCGGAAAATTATTTGCTAAAATTCGTTTTAACGGATGGAAAGTGCGATTTATTTGACCTCTTCCGCAAGCTGGTTTATCCTGCGCTTCAATTCATCTGCGTCATAATACAAGGCGTCTGCGACAGCGTTAAGAATATCAGGCTTGTTGGTGTAATCGCACAGCGCTTCAATGAGTTTCAAACTCTGTTCTGACAATTTTACGGATTTCATGCTTTATTCCTTTCTCAGACTATGTAAAGTAGGTTTTGGTTGTTCGTCTCCTAGCATCAGCTTATAGTGGAGATACTTTTCGATAATACTGTGTCTTTCTGCCAGTGTACCATAAATAAAGACGAGAGCATCTTTAGCAGCATCGTATTCATTCGGGAAAATGACAATTTCCTCGTTTGCAAAAGTCACGGTGCAGTTTTCCGAATGGCAAGCTTCCAAAAACCGCTTGATTTCGAGGAAACCACCAAAGTCAAGCATAGACCGTAGCGCGATGCTTCCGTTCTTAACAATCAGTTCTTCTCCCTGCATATTATCCAGCCTTTCTCTGTTCAGCAATCCGATACCATGCCTGGCGTGTCACGCCAAGCTGTTTGGCAGCATCGGTGACGGTCAGCAGACGCTTCTCCACCTGTTCATGTAGAACATCAAAGAGGTTGCGGTCATACTCCGTGGGCTTGCGGCCTTTATAAACGCCTTTCTGCTTTGCTACTTCGATGCCCTCTTGCTGGCGATCGAGCATATTCTGTCGTTCAAATTCGTTGATGGCTGCAATCATCGTCAGCATCAGTTTACCGGTGGGAGTGCCCGTATCTAAGTTTTCTTTATCACTTGCAAGGTGTACGCCGTTAGCTTGCAGCGTTTCAACCATTTCAAGCAAGTCCTTCGTGCTGCGAGCAAGGCGGCTGAAATCGTGGATAAATACGGTATCGCCCGGCTGAACCGATTTAAGCATCTTCTGCAACTCCGGTCTATCCATATTCTTGCCAGAGACCTTCTCAATAAACCAGCGGTCAATATTATGCCGCTTCAACGCTTCCACCTGTCGTGCTTCATTCTGTTCAACAGTAGATACACGAACATACGCTACGTTCATTCAGAATCGCCGTCCTTTGCTCTTTTGGGATATTCCAAACGGTAAAAATCTTCTTTGTCCTTTTTGATGGTTTTGGGACGAATGATAATTTCGTAGCCAAGTTCATCTGCAAATTGTGCAAATTTCTCTGCGCTCAGTTCTCCACGATTCAGCCTATCCGTGACGCTCGTTGCTGCTTTATAACCAAGTTTTTTTGCGAGAACCTTGTAAGTTATTTTTGGATGAGAATTTACAACCATGTCTTTAATAATTTCTGCGGCTCTCATTTTTTTGCTCCCTCTTTCTTTTTGCTGGTTTCAGTATACCACAAACGTATTTATACGTCAAGCGTAAATTTACGTTCTATGTATATATAAATATACTATACTCTGTAAATACAGAGTATAGTAGTATAAGAACGTTAATCATTTTACACGAAAACGTGTATACGCTTTATTTTTGAGCAATTCTGAATCTGTAAAGTATATTTTATTCAAATTTCCATATTGACAAGTGTTCAATATCGGGTATATACTATCACCAGTAACAAAGCGAGGTGATGAAGTTGCAGAAAGTAGCAGAGCCATCTAAAAACGAATCTATGCGTATGGTTTCGTTCAGACTTAGCGAAGGGGATATCGAAAAAATCACATTTTGCGCTAACGCTCTGGATGGAACCAAGAGTGATGTTGTAAGAATGGGCATTGATCTAATCTTCAATGTTGCAGAACGCATAAAAAAATAAGCTATCAGCACCCACCTACCAAAGTTTAGCTGATAGCTTATCCGTTACAAAAAGAAGGTACTGCAACCACCAAGGGGGCAGTCTCCCTTTTCGGAATCTATTATACCAAAAAGGGCTGCTTTCCGCAAGAGTTAGGAGCAAAAAACATGAATTTTCCCACGACAACCGAAGAATTTCTGAAAACCCTCGCACACGGCAAAGAGCCGACCAGCGAGGACAGGGAGTACGCAGAAGCACTGGGTAAGCTGTCCGAACTGAACTACCGGGCAGGGTACGAAGCGGGAGCGACCAAAAACAACAGTTAAATTTTGTGCAAGTCTACAAACTTTTAGATTTTGTACAGATACCAGTACTACATTAAGCGTTTGCGTAATTGACAAACCACAACATATTGCATATACTGGTTGCACTTACATGAAGGGAGGTGAGTTTATGTACAGTCCTTATCTCGAACGGCACAATCACACGTTCACTGTTGCACTAACCGAACGGCAGTTCCAGTGGCTGAAAGCCTATTGCACCGAACACAAGGTCGCACAGGCAGCAGCCATCCGTGACACATTCTTTGAAGTGCATCCAATCCCGGAGACCAATGAAAACGAAAAATGATACGCTCACTAAAGTTTGGCGACAGCAGCGAACGTATCATAACACATCCAGAGAGCATAGACCCTCTTTGGGTTATTATACCAGAGATAGCCTGCTCTCGCAAGATGGAAAGGCTAAATTTCTATGAATAATAATCTCGAAACCATCCGAATCTTCTCTGAAGATGTTATCCCAGTGTACGACACTGACACCGGCGAAAAGGTTGTGCTTGGTCGGGAGCTGCACGAACGGCTCAAAATCAAGACCGCATACAAAGACTGGATTAAGCGCATGATTGACATTGGTTTTGTCGAAGGAACGGACTTTTCAGTTTTGCTCAAAAATGAGCAAAACCCTCTTGGTGGCCGTCCTAGCGCAGACCATGTTCTTAGCCTTGACATGGCAAAGCACATTGCGATGATTCAGCGGACGCCGCAGGGCATGGAGATTCGCCAGAAGCTGATTGACCTTGAGAAAAACGTGGCCGTCAACCAGTTCGCAGGGGCATCCAAAGAACTGCAAGCAATCTTCGTTCTGGACAACCGTTCCATGCAGCACGAAAAGCGCATCTCTGCTCTTGAAACCAATATGACAGTGGACTATGAGCAGCAGCGTGCGCTTCGCCGTGCGGTAAACCGTGTCGTGGTTGAAGCACTTGGCGGCAAGACCTCTCCTGCATACCTTGACAAGTCCACCCGGTGCAAGGTTTACAGTGAATGCAACAAGGATGCACAGGACTGGTTCCATGTGAACAGCATCAGCAACGTTCCTCGCAAGGATTTTGACAACGCCATCGCCTATATCGAACGGTGGCGGCCTTGTGCAAACACCGTAATGATGATTCAGAACGTCAATAGCCAGACCCAGATGGCAGTTTGAAAGGAGAACAGCTATGCTTACCGCAGATAAGATTCAGGATATGGGGGAATACCTCAACTACGCTTTCAAGACCATGCTGAAGCTCTGGCGCACCGTTGACTACGGCGAGTGCGTCCACGAGCCTGTTATCGCTTGTGACGGAAAGGTTGTCGATAGCGGTCAGCTTTCCTTTGAACCGGACGAAAACGGCGAGATCGAGCCGGTTCTGCTCCGGGACAGCAAGTGCATCATGCACGATGTGAAGTATTGGATGCCCTTGCCCAATGTTGAGTACCATCCCTATCACGGTGAAATCGTGAAGTAAACAGCCAATAAGAAAAGCCAGTGGTTAGAGAACATCTAGCCGCTGGCTTTTTGTGTTATAGATTATTCTGCGAGGTCTGCGTATTTGACTTCAATGCGAGGGATTTCATCTTTTGTCATTGTCAATGCTCTTGTGACTTCAGTTGTCCCGGTAAATTCTCCGTAGATTGTAACAATGTCGTCTTGAAGAATCTTTACAGAGCCGCTCTCCCTTTTATCAACAGCATAGTATTCGTTTCCAAGGTACATATCATACCCATCTTCGTTATCCTGAACGCGCCATGCCTTGTCGCCGCTGAAAAGAGAAGCATCCATAATCTGCTGTACCTTTGCCTTGATTACAATTCTTGTTCCAGCGTACTTTTCCGGGTAGCGGCATAAATCTTTGTAGCCTACGGTTCCACAAGATGCTTTGTATTCTTCTTCCGTTTCAACATGGATAGGTTCACTCTCGGGCTGAGGTTCGCTCTCAACTTCGGACTCAGACTGGCTTTCAGATACGGATTCACTTTCAGCTTGCTGCTCTGCGGATGCAGATTTTGCTTCTTCCGCTGCTTTGATAGATGCAGCTAAGGCTTCAGATGCTGCTTTTTCTTCGGAAGCCGCCGCGCGTTCTGCTTCCAGCTCCTTGTCATACGGAAGATTCATGCCAACAACAACTAGCACTAAGCACACAACTAAAGCAATCAAGTCTTTCTTCGCTGAATACTTTTCGTGCTTAACAATCGACTTCAGGAGATTCCAGATAATCTTTACGCTGTATGCTACAAAGGCCAGCGTACAGCCGATTCCAAAGTCTCTGCCATCTTTTTGATAGATTCCGTAGAATATACCAAAGCAAATATAACAAGCGATCGACCCGTACCAGAACTTACTGTTCCCTTTTCCTCTAAGTGCATTGACGATACAACACACACTTAGAATAAATCCAGCAAGCAGCATGATTCCACTGAACGTTTGCATTTTTGATTCCACCTTTCCTTTGCCAGTATAACACATTCAATGGCTCCGTAAGGGGTCTTTTTGTTTTTTTCGGAATTTTTGGAGACTTGCACAATCAGATGGGTTTTGATTTGTGAGGGTGGGGTGGGTATTGACAAGAGGAACGCCGAAAACGCCTTTTTTGAATTTTTTCTACGAGAGGTGTCGACCACCCCACCCCCGGCTCTCCCTGTATACCCCACCGGTGGAGACCCCAGCCCCAGCGCACCCTGACAGACTGCACATCACAGGCAGCAGGGCAGGCCATGCAAGGCACAACACACATGCCCGGACGCTGGACACGCTGCACCGGTCTGCACTCAATACCAGACCGCCCACGCCGGGACGATCGGACAGGGTGCGGGGCGCTGGACTGCCTGCGCAACGTGTCCGATAGAGCACGCCCAAACGGACAAAAAAGTAAAACGTACAAATACGTTATTATGTTGCGTGCGCAACTTGACAAAAACGTAAATATACGTTACAATATAGGCACAACGTAGATATACGTTACACCTACCAAATACCGTTACAAAACAGGAGGACAAAAACCATGAAACAGACCATCGATTATACCGCACTTGCGGATACCATCCGCGCCGAACTTAACGCCCGCCACGATCGCAGTGCATGGGCCAAGGCCGTCACGCTGTACGCCATCGACCTGCTGGACGATGTGCAGGAGGGCGCGGACAATATGGAGCGCTTGCCCCTTGACGGTTCAGAGCTTGAGCGGTGGGCGCTCAACGGTGCAAGCTGCTGGGAGCAATACAGCAACGGCGGTTGCTCCATCTGCTATGACGCAGATATTGCCGCCCGTGTCTGCACCCCGTCCGAACTCAAGCGCACCGATGGCGGCATGAACGCCCCCAACAGCCGGGAAACGTGGCTTGACGTGCAAGCCCGCGCACTGTATCAGGCTTGCAACCGTATCTGCAAAATCTGCCGCGCCAACGGCCTGTATTATAAGGAGGTCTAAAAATGATTACTCTTGACTTTTCCCAGTGGGCTGCAATCTGGTACATCGGCGGCATGATCTCCGGCGCATTGGTTATGATTGCTTTTTTAAACAGCTGAGGGAGGGCGAAAAAATGACAATCGATATTTACAAGCCGGAACTTGCTGCAGAGTATCGCGGCAGCGTAAAAGCCGCTATTAACGCCGGTGCTTATAGTATATGGGACGAAGAACGCATTATAGGCGCTTTTAACTTTGGACGCGGAACGCAAGCCGATTTTGAGCGATACAAAAAGTTAACTTCCGCGCTGCATCTTTATATGGAGGGCTAAAAAATGACGTTATTCGAGGAAAAAGTGAACGAGTACCGCGAAAATAAGCGGCTTTTGGAAGAGCTGGAAGCAATGAACGAAAGCATTAAAGCAGATATTATCTGTATGATGCACGGCGCACCCGAAATGGTGCAGGGCACTGCAAAGGCCATTTACAAGGATGTGCAAAGCGTCCGACTTGATAGCAAGCTTTTACAGGCAGCACACCCGGATATTTATGCAGAGTGCAGCAAGCGCACCACATACAAGCGTTTTAGCGTGGTTTGATGGAGGTGCGACAAGTGATTTTTTCTTGTATCCTGTTCTTTTTTTGGTTTTTCTCGGCGCTGTTTAAAGCGTCAAAATAAGAAGCATTTCAACCCCGCCCACACTGGCGGGGCTTTTCTTTTGCCTTGCATCCGCTGAGGGTGCAGGGCTTTTATTTTGCCCTACTACAATACATCCCCACACAAGCGTTTACAGCGCATTTTGTGCCGTCAGTGCAGTTATACCGCCCACGCCGTAAAACAGCGTACAAAGCTTTACAGGGGCTTTTCATGTGATTTGCCCCATTTTACCGCTGCAAATACCAGACCGACACAAGCGGCTATAATACCGCCTGCGCCACGTTTGAGCGTATCACAGCGCCGCAGCACCTCCAGCACATACCAGATACCAACGACACGCCGGACGCTGCACAGGTCAGCACAGCCGCCCTATTATAATAAGGTATATAAGAGTGCAGAGGTGCAGCATACCGCAGACCATGCCAGCCCGGCGGCTTGCAATCTGGCACCCTCCACCCGGCGGGGCAGTCCAGCGGCGAGCGGCGCGGAACCATTGACGGCTACCGCCGTATCTCTTTTCGGGCTTTCGCCCGATAGCCAATAAGGGCGAGCAATAGTCGTAGCGTTCCGGCTGGAATAGTCGTAACAGCTTCTGGAATAGTCGTGGCAAATAGTCGTAGTTTCTTCAATAAAATAGTCGTAGAATAGTCGTAAAGTCGTCAGATGACTAGCTTTTGAAAGTACTATATATTGTATAGTAACGAGTAGTCCGTTGATAGTCGCAGAGTAATAGTTGTTGCATTTTCTTGCGAATCATCGTCAAATAATCGTGTATTTTTTGTGTGAAATAATCGCTCGCCTTTTAGGAAAAGAGAGGTGCGATAGTCGCTAAGTAGTCAGACATCCCCAAAATCAATACGTATCTTGACACCTGTCAATTTTAATCATCATTGCATTACCTCAAATTCTTTAACAATCGTACTTATTATAATAGTCGCAGGCAATTACTCAATCTTTTTAACTATTATTCTGCTGGAATAGTCGTATCATCCGATTCGGTTCGTTCTCCTCTGATTTAATTACCAACAGCTACAATCATATCATACCAACCAACTATGATTATCAAATTCAGCAAATACCTCAATACTTTTAACTATCTAACTGGTCGGTTGCTTTCAACTTGCAATCAACCGCTCATACAGTCATGCAACATTTCTACATATCAAACCAACTGCAAATTGAAGTCAATTCTCCATGTGAAATAGTCGTAGACCATCCACCAGTCTGAACCTCACACCAGCTCCCGCCTACGGTCTGCTCTGCTGGCTAACGGTGTAGCTTTGGAGATAGAGGGTTGTAGGGGGAAAGAACCAGCTTGCAATTTCGCATAACTGTTATTTATTCACTTTTGAACTATCGCGGCACACCCGGCTCCGTCAACGCGCGCGCTCGCGCATATAACGCCCGCGGACGCGCTAAACACATGGGGAGGGAAAGGGGGGAAGATTAGTATACCATGATACCAACGCATACCATTCGTATCAACTGGTACGATTCGTATCGCTTGGTATGCAATTATTGCATCTATTTGCATGCAAACGCATCTTGCCGATAGTCGTAGCCATATCAGCCCAAACGCTACTCGATCGAGGCGGTTCCTACTCAAAATCAGACCTTGCCGTTTTCTCTCGATAAATACCAGACGAAAAAAGCACGGAATAGTCGCAGAGGGTAGTTTTACCACCTGACACCATTCCATGCTTTTCATTCCGTTTGTTAATTGGTGATTATAGCGGAGATTTGAATTCTACTGTCTGCTTGCATCTTGCGCATACGCTCTGATGCTGCTTCCTTCTGCTCATCCGTCATAATTCTTGTGGTTGCAAACCGCACAAGGCGTTTTGGCATCTCATACCACTTGCCGTCCTTGTCCTGCTTGACCAGCTTGTACGATGCAGGCTCGCGCTCACACAGCTTGTCCAGCTTGCGCATATACACCGGGTCAGCGGTATAAACCGATGCAGCATCTTCCGCTGCATTGAAGTTGACGATGGTCTCTTGTTCCAGTCGAGTGATGTTCATAATCGTTTTCCTCCGTTTGTTGATTGACGAAAAATATTTATGGGGTTCAGACGGTAACTTTATCGCCTAGACCATGTTATCTGTTTTTCTTGCCTATTCTACTGTGACGATACGAGCGCAGAAGCAATGCTAGGTCACTATCACTCAATCGCTTCGTATGTTTTCTCGAAAATGTCAGGTTTGCACGGGTAGATTTCGCCATTTACGCCACGAATGATATAATCGCCAGCCCTCGCAATCATAGTCCCTTCAAGCGTTTTAATCTCGCACCACGCAGGGTCATTGTAAAACTTTCCGAAGTCATGCGTGATAATATCATTGCTACTTACTGCATCCCAGAACCAATCTTCTCCAACAAGGCCTCGTGCATTGAGCTTGAATGCTTCGATAACAACTGGCTTCTTGCGGTATTTCATGTTTATTCTCCTCTCGTTACATCCACACGCATTCTTTGAACTGCTGCGTCTCCATCTGGAACGTGATGTCCAGTGACCCCACGTTGCCCTCTTTGTTCTTCTCAAGCGCAAAGTGATAATGCTGCTCCGGCCGCTTTTTCGTTGTCACGTTCTGCGCCAGCAGGATGATTGCATCTGCGTCCTGCTCGATTTGCCCGGATTCTCGCAAGTCTGCGGCAGTCGGTGGGATGCCTGCTCTTGCGGTCTCTCGATTGAGCTGTGCAAGTGCTACAACCAGCGTTCCCGTGGACTGTGCAAACTCATGCAGTGCCATGCTGATTTCCGTGACGGCACTGTATCGGTCTTTCGCTCCGGCTTGATGGATAAGCTGCAAATAGTCGATGAAAACCACTTTGGCTTGCATCCTGATAGACTGTGTTCTAATCCACCCAACGCTCTTACCAGCGGCAGAGCGGACGAACAACGGATATTTTTTGATAGCTGCCAGCCGGTCAAGCTCGTTAATGCTGACGGTCTTGTTTTTAACCGTGTGAAGCGGTACGCCTAGCTGGTTTGCGATGATACGAGCGTAGAGCGTATCCGGGTCGGTCTCTAGGCTAAAATATGCTACCTTGCGTCCGTTCTTGGCTATTTCACAGGCAAGTTGCAAGGACAGAGCGGTCTTGCCAGCAGACGGTCTGCCTCCGATCACAACGAAGTTGCCCGGCACAAGATGCAAGTTGTTATCCAGCACTCTAAGCCCTGTGCTGATATACTCCGGCTTATCATCCAACTTGCGGATGTAGTTGTCTATGCCATCGCACATCGGGATGAAATCACTTCTCTCGTTGTGCAGGTTGATAGCTTCGCCTAGCTGCTCATAGATGCCTGTCAAGTCTGCGTATCTGGTCGAACCGTCAACGATTTTGAACGCGATCTCTCTGGCTCTGGACAATGCTGCCTGTTCCTTGACGATTCCAACCCATCCAAGCATCATGTCATGGGTGACGTTACGGATAAATTCTGCACCAAAGGCATCTAGGCATTCACCCATTGCCTTCTTGCAGTTATCGTACCGCCCCATGACTTCTACCGGGTTCCACTTGTCGTTGTGTTCCCAATAGCCACGAATGGCAGCGAATGTATCACGCAGCTCAGGACAGAAATCGTCGATTTTAAGGTCTTGCAGAACATCGGCATACTCAGAAAACGTAAGGACTGCTCCCAGCAGGATGTATTGGGTCTGATTTTCAATATTCACCGCAGAAAGTCTCCCTCGTCAGGTAATTCAGCCATTGTCTGCTGATAGCCACCGTTCCAGTCCTTCACGTTACGCATCCAGTTCCGTGCAGCAGCTTTCCAGTCCTTCATGGGCGATTTTCCAACCTTCCAGCCATTTGCCGTGAAGTGGTCAACAAACCGCTCTGCTTCTGATTCCATGTAACCCTTGTCCGCAAAGTATTCTTTGGCTTGCTCGATAGTCGGAGCTTTGAAGCGTTTGACTTCGTTGGTATTTTTCTTTTCACATTTTTCTTTTTTATCAGATTCAGATACAAAATCAGATACAGATAAGCTACCATTCGTATCAGTTGGTATGTTTGGTATACCATTTATACCGTTCGTATCCTGTGATACCATTGGTATGCTTTCGTATTTTTTATCGTTCCAACGCTTGTTTATATTTTTCTTGTTTGCTTCTCGTCTACGTCTATCACGTTCTTCCATCTTCTGCACGTTCATATCATCAAACGCCTTTACGACTTTCCAGAGCATCCGCATAGCACGGTCGTTGTCATATGCTGGCTCAAGTCCAGTCTCAACATACTGCGCGTAGTTGCGGATAAATGCTCCAAATTCCTCATTCGTAAGCTCGTCCATCGCATGGACGTGTTCCAGCAAAAGAATCATTGATGTTCTCGGCTTGTGTTCCTGCTCCATACTTAATCCTCTTTGTAGCGTTTGTTCCATGCTTCGATAGCGTCTTTACGTCCATCGTGGATAATTTCAATCTCCCCACTATCGTTCATTTTGAACTCGATTTGATAGCATCTATCAGGAATTGTGGCTTTGCATTTAGAGCATCGGATATTAAATTCGTACCCTCGCAGAAGGTTGCATGAAGATGCGGTATTAACGGAAAATACAGCTTTTCCACCGCAAAACGGGCATCTCTTAAGTTCTTCCATTTTTAATTCTCCTTAAAACAGGTGATCAGCGTCAGGTTCACGCAGCCAGCCTTCGCCCGGAATTAGGTCTCGCCCTTCATCCAGTTCTTTATCTTGTTCACGGCTTTTTCAATGTCCTTGTTAGGGCAGTCTGGGTTGTCGTACGCAAAGAAATCTTCAGGAAATTTAAGTTTTTTCATTTTCTGAATCCCTCTCTCGTTCTCGTAATTCGCTTATGCGCCTTGACAGGCCTTGCGCCTTTGCCGTAAGCTGGGCGGATATGTTTTGCCTTGATGTACCCGCAAGGTGGCTTCGGCCCGAAGTCAAAAAGGCTCAAGTCCATAACGATGATGCCAAACTTCTTGTTCGTCATGTTTACTGCTCCTTACGTATACCATTTCGGTGTTTCGTTAAAAATTTCCACACCTTCTGTAAAGCCATGCCTGTCTAAGGTTTCGCACATAATGCCATCCATTACGCCATGCACACGCTCCTCATCATCTCCGTATGCTCTGTACGCTTCTCGCATAGCAGCCGTAAACGAGTCAATCATATCTTGCGTAATAACGATACCGTTCTCCATAAGCCCTCCTATAACATCGGAAACGTCATCCAATGCGTTACCGTTACATCTTTCGGCAGTCTCTCGCCTATCTCATCCCAGAACTGACCGTCTGCATAACAGCCAAGAAAGTACGCTGTCGGCGAGATTCCTTGCAACAATTTTCCATCTTTATCACGCCACGTTTTCTTAGTCGCAAGCAACAAAGGCTGCGTCCGCTCTCGTGGCGGTTCGCTTGCTGGATGCCAGAGTGTGTTAGCCATCTTCTTTGTTCTCCATCAAAGAACCACAGCTCGGGCAGTAGTTCCAACGTGTATGATGATTTTTTGTGTGACATCTGCTACACTCGAACATTGTGAATGTATCGTCCTGCGCAATCCATTCAGCGGTACGCTCTAGGGCTGTCGGCGCATCTTCCACAACTTCAATGGCATCTCCAATATCACAAGCACGGCATTTAACCCCATTGTGATTCTCGCAACCATTGCAATATGCTTTCTTGATTCTTTCAATAAGTGCGTTTCGTTCAAGGTATTCTGAATAATTATCCATTGTCTTTCACCTCGATTGTTGGCGCGGCGTCGATGTAATCTAACAAATCTTCCAAGTCACATTCCTGATACCGATATTCCGTAGAAAATTCTTCGCTAAACTCCTGTATCCATTCTTCAACACGCTTCCGCAGTGCATTGGCATCAATTGGCCGAGTGTCTATTGTTAGATTTGCATTCAATAGTGATTTTCGGTCAAACATTTCTCTCCCGCATTTGGGGCATCTCCATCCAGAACAGGTCGCCTTAAGGTTTGTAAAACCGTAAAAACACTTGTAAACAAGGTCATCTACTCTTAGCATTTCGATTTTGCACCACGGGCAGTCAACTTTCATTGTCCTTTCTCCCTTCAATCTCCATCCCATACGCCGTCAGGGCGCATCTTTGCAAACGCAAGCAAACCGTATAGGGCACGTTTGGCGTTGCCCTCTGTGTCATTCCAGTAGTCGCTATCGTCTACATCGTCACCTAGTGCAGAAATAGCCTTTTCAAGCATCGGAATACTCTCTGCGCCTGTTTTGCCATAGATGGAACGGATACCGCCCTCACCAAATACTTCTGGTCGATAATAGAAGTGACCGTAATTATAGGTGACGTTGAGCCACAGTTCTTTTGTACCGCCCATAGCTCGCATACCACCTGCGATAAAATGCGTACTATCGGCTTTGAGCGGTTTGTGCGTTACTGGGTCGCACAGTGAAATATCATAGCTCATATTCGTCCAGCTCCTTTTTGATTTGCTGGCGTTCAATCTGCTTCAATCTTGCCTTTGCCAGCTTGCGGTTGTCAGCCTTGCGGATAGCCCAGTTGTTGCGGTGGTTTGCCCACGCTGCAAAATAGTGACTGTATTCGCTTTGGTCGTACCAGCCCTTTCCAATAAGCCCTTTATAGGTCTGCTGACGTTTCATCTTTTTTCTCCCATTCCTTGCATCCGCGTGCGTCCCACACGAAGTCTGCAACGTGTTCTGACTGGTCGTTTACGCATACGTCCTCCGGCTCTGCGTACCATTTGCAAGAGCCACAGGACGGCTCGGATTTGTTCTCACAGGATTCTGCTGTGCATCGGATAACCTTGCCAGCGGAGAACTGCTTGATGCCCATGCAAGAGCAATGTTCGGTGGTGCAGTAAACGTCCATTATATCTGCCCTCTCTTTCTCCTTCTGTTGGCATTGAACCGCCCGATCACTCGCTTATACTCTGCATAGCACTCCGGGCACAGGTCGCCTGTGTCCCTGCGCCACGCCCAATCTTTGAAGTATTCGTCAGGGTTCATCATTCTACCGCCCAGTACCGCTCCGCAGCGGTCGCATACTCGCTTGTGGTAGATTCCTCTGTCAGTTTGCATTAGTCATCCTCCCCAACATCCTTAAACAGAATTTCTTTGTCAGCTTTCCAGTCTTTGATTTTGCACGGAATGTCCGTGCCCGGCACGGTCTTTTTCAGACCATCCATCTGCCAAACATTCCATGAGATAATGTCTGCAATGCAGTCAAGAAACATAGGCATACAGCCAATTTCCAACCTTTTAGCATCAAACCGATACCTGAAATTCTCAATCAGCGTCAGGAATAGGTTGCATCTTGCCAGCAAGATATTGTCTCCCTGCCACTCATAGCCATATGTCGATGCGTAAGCGCTAATTGCCCAGCACATCCATTTGTCATAGTCATGGAACTGCTCTGCCAAAACATTTAGCTTCCTATCCAGCAGACCGATTCTGTCCGGCACGGCAATCATCTGCCCTGTTGTGGTATCGTATCGGCTTGTGAGGAACGGTGCTTCTCCACAGGTGACTTCAAGGCAGGTCTTGTTGATGTATTCCTTCCAATCCTCGCCCTTTAGGTCGTTTTCTGCAACGTCTGCCATCTTCTTGCAAACCCATGTAGGCGTAAACACTTCTGCTTTCTTGCTGGTGCGCTTCTTTTGGTCTGCAAGCCGTTTCTGCACACGAGGAACAAGCTGAACTTTGTCCAGTTGTTCCATCGTGATTTCATCCGCAAAGCCAACGCCAAGCTCAGGCGGCGGGTCTGTTGCCCAGATGATGTTCTTGCCTGTCGTGTGGTCTTGCAAGAGAACAGGTAGGAACGTGCGTAGGCAAGGGTCGGAGAAGTCAATCAACGGGGTCATGGGCGTATCCACTTGGTTTGTTTCATTCTTTGATTTCTTTCCCATTCCATTTCTCTCCAAAAGACGTTTATGCGCTTTTTTTGTTCGATTTGTGATAGCCGAAAGCCCTCTGACTGCCTACATTTTGTGATGCCGACAATGCGGCTTGCATAGTGTTTCGGACAACAACGCTTGCCGGGAATTGGCGGTTCATCACAATAGGCGCAAGTGCCAGATGTCCTTCTGTATTCCTTGCTGTTTCTCGCTCTCTTTTGAGCATCCTTTGTTCGGCACTCGATGCAAGAGCGATAGCCTTTTGACATCGGACGTTTCAGGCAAATGGTGCAAATTCCTTTCGCAGCCAGCCTTTTGCGCTTTTCACGTTGTCGCTCATTGCATTTTTGCAGATACGCAGCTTTCATTTCGCTTGAAAGGTTTTCGTATGCTTGCGTGTGCCTTTCGAGGTCTTTTGCCAAACACTCCGCACACGATACTCTGCCCGGCATTGCATCGTTCTGACCGCAATGGATGCAGATGTGATGTTCTTTATACATTTGCCGTAACGCTTTGCTGCTCATTTCACTATTACATGCTCTGTCATGTAATCACCATAACAGTTGCACTTAAGCCATTTGTATTTTGACGAGCCTTCCGCAAAATCGAACTTCCATTTTTGGATTCTTTTGATACGTCCACAAACCGTACATCGGACTTTGATTATTCGTTTGTCTTTGTAAGGCTCAAAGGATATTTCGGTGAGTTCGCATATAAGTTTTCCGTCTTTCGTAAAAAGAAATCCGTTCATTCCTCTTTTACCTCTCTGTACTCCACGTCAATCCCCTTCGGCAAAGCCGTCTGGTACTTCTGGGCAAGCTGTTCTGCGCTCTGGGCATCGCCCAAAGGCTGTTCAGGCGGCGCAACGGTGACTTCCACGTTGTCACGCATACCAAAGTAGTTTTTGGCTCGGAAAATCCACTCTGCCGGGTTCTCCTGACCGTACATACCGTTGTACGCCCACATGGACTGCATTTGCAGAATCAGCTTCAAGATGTATTTCTGCTGTAAGCTGTCGTCACGGCGTTTCCCCGCCATAATCTGCTTCAGGCTCACCCATTCGATGCCCAGCACCAGTGCAATCCATTCCACCACAGGGGAGATTCTGGCTTCGATGCAAGCGTCAAAGAAGAAGTCAAGACGCTGCTGCACTTCAATCGGGTTGTTCATGTCCACGCTCGGAAGGTCGCCAAAATACTTGGCTGCAATCATGCCGATGACTTTTTTGTCCTCTTCATCGCCGATTCTCGACTGCAAATCGCCTGTGTTCAACATCTTAGACCTCGTGATCGCTAACTCCTGTTGTTCTTTCACCTTTTTATTCACCTGTGAGCGGATAGATTTCCTTTTGTTAAGCATCTGTTGTTTCTTCTTCTCTCGCTCTTTCTCACGCTTCGCAGCAGCTTCTTCTTTCGCCTTTTGCGCCCGCTTCTCACGTTTTTTCTTTTCAGCTTCGGTCAACGGCGGCCTGCCACGACCACGCTTCGGGGGTGTTGCCATGTATCAGACCTCCTTTGGCGGTTCAGGAAGTGGCATCCAATGGGTGACGGCGTATGGGATTTCACTCCCGACTTCTGCCCAATTTTTGTAAAAGTCCATAAAGCCAAAAATAATATCGCCGTTATCACAAAATGCAAGAACTGGAGTATGATGTTTTGGTTGCCTATCCTTGACGCTAATCCATTTGCCAGGAAAACCGTTCTCGCTATAAGAAACCGTTTCAAAATAGTGCGTAGCCATCCCAAGTTCTTGTTCAATATCGTTTAGGATGCTCTTGCCATCCTCGTCCGCTTCGGTTTCGAGAACAAGGTAAATTCGCTTTTTCACACTCTCACCTCTTCATCTTTATTTCGATTCTGTCTATCTTCCATGCAATCTGCCAGACGGAACAGCAGTTGTCCAACTGCCGCCACCAAGCGCACTTTTCTTTCTCGCACACGCACCGGCCAAGCGGATTGCTGGTCATCTTCATCGGGCAGTAAAGTTCGTTGTCCATGATTTTTTAGCCATCCAACTGGAGATGAGCGTTTACCATCTTGACGGGAAGAAATTCATCTATCTGCAAAAACTCTCCGCTTTTTAAGCTGACACCTCCAGACAATTTACTTACCGAAAGGTTCACGTTAGCTTTCACGAGAATTTCGCCGCTTATCTCAAACACATCTCCATATTCCAGACACCCAAAATTGATTTCTTTTCTCTCAATGTCGCAAATTTTCATCATTTCCACCCCATCACAACAGCCGTACAAACGGCCAGACACACGTTGACGAACAGCCAGACGAGCATTGCCTGATGTTCTTCAAACAGGTTGTCTGCCGCGTCTTTGATTGTCCGTTCGGACTGAACTACCACCGCCAGCAGGACTAGGCAGACCAGCCAGCGAGTTGCGAATTCAAACATTGTTATCCTCCATCAAATCGTCCATGCTCAACTGACCGCTGATGTTGTCATCTTCCATCCACCAGCGAAAAACGTCCATTCCAGTTTGCCAGTCGTACGGCAAGCCTTTTGCTTTTCTGACATCAAGCATTCTTTCAAACGCCGAGATGTACATTTTTTCATAAGAAGGCCAGCGCATAAACTCACGCTGTCTGCCCCCCCTACCAGCCATAGGACAGCCGATGCAGCCAACACGCTTTTGTCCTTCGCAGTAAAGCGGATTGATGGGCAAGTGTTCGCTGTGCGTGTAGTCCCACACATCATCGTCCGACCAGTCGATAATCGGATTGACGGTCATCTTGCCTTTGACGTTGCACGTTTCAAAGAGCTTTCTCTTCTCGTCATTGTCACCCATGAGAATGATGCGCTTCTCTTTGTCTTTGTGCATCAGCTCCATCACGCCACGACTGTTCTTACGCCGAGTAGATTCGGCCCAGCGAACGCCAGTAGCGATAAATCTATCGCGGCCAGTATTTTCTTTGAGAACGGCACAGCAGTAGCGTACAAGTCGTGTGGGCGGCATCAGCTTTTGCGGAATCAGCGTCCACATGGACACGGGCTTGTCTTTGTACCGTGGCATAACAATGGAGCATTTGATTCCACGCTCTTCCATCGCCTTGAACTGCTCACGGATAAAATAGACTGTCTCCGGCGCATCGGCAGTTGTGTGGCTGTTGACCACCTCGAAGTTGATTCCTGCACGTTCAGCCAGAGCCACAAGCACCTGTGAATCCTTGCCACCAGAGTATGTGACCATGAGCGATTTCTTGTACCGATGCTCTGACAGCCTTGCCGCGTCCTGCAACCGTGCGATAGCAAGCTGTTCCTTATCCATCAGCTCCACCTTTCCCTCAGCTCTTTTTCAACCTGTTCTGACTTTGCTGTGATGTAATCTGCAAACTCGTCAGGGGTCATGTCCTCTTCTTTGAACTTGCCGACCATCTCCCAGTACCTGTCACCGATGCGGATGATTTTCTGCACCTGTTCATCGGTCAGGTCTGCATCGCACCGAAGGTTCTGAATCAGTGCGCCCCATGTTGCGGCAACGCCATCCAGAGCCATGCGAAAGCCGTACAACTGGTTCTGCCGTGCGATTTTGCGGAGGTTGGTTGACATTGCCTGTTTGCCAGACGATGGGCGGTTTCTGCGCTTACTCATCTTATTTCTCCTTTCAATAAAGGTATCGCCATGCAACGATTCTGGAATCGCTTGCAACCCATTCTCCACTACTTTGAAACCAACGCTTATCTGCGTACTTGCGATATGCAAGGTCAAGGTCGCCGTTTTCAAACTTTATTTCGACAGCTTCACCGCATTGCGGTTGAACATTCATGCTGTTCCACTTGTTTTTGTTTTCAGTGTCGGGCTTCTGTTCATCAGGTGTTAGCCAGTCATTCAGTTCTTTCATGCAGGACGGACAAAGCTGAATCGGTTCTTTGCCCAGTCCAAAACGGTTGCGTTCCACCGTGCAATCTAAGAACAGAATCGAATTTGCAGTACCGTAGCAATCGTTTATGTCAGGCACTTTCCAATTAAAAATCTCACCGCACCTGTCGCACTTAAAGACAACACTCACTCTTTTATTCCCTCCATTCTTGAACCACAGTTAGGGCAATAATCAAAATCCGATACACGTTCATACGGCGAGAGTTTGTATTCTGCTCTGCACTTGTCACACTCGATTGAATTTCCTTCATGGTCATAAATCCATTTTGCTTGTCGTTCCTGCTCTCCTTTCAGCCAGTCGTTCAGCTTTGCCATGCAAGAGGGGCAAAGGACAACGGTTTCATCTCTTATCGAGTAAATTCCTTTATCATCGCCAGAAAGGCACTTTACAATAGAATTGCTTTCAAATTGGTCAAGTTGGTCATCAAACGGTGTCATGTATTTCACATCGTTGGAAAGCGGAAACGCTTCACCGCACCTATCGCATACCATTGTCATTTTCACCACAACTCCCAACTAGCCTTGAGCTCTTTTCCGATTTCAACAGAAAGTTTCTTGATGATGATTCTTGCGTGTTCATACTGAGTTTTTACACCGTATGAATAATCTGTGACAACCTTCTTCGGGCTTTCATTGCTTCTCATTTTCTTTCTAAGGTTTTCTTCGTTCTCCATAAGAAGTTCGCTTTGGTACAGCCCCAGAAGCCTTACCAATTCTTGTTTTTCAGACAGTTGCATTTTCTTTCTCCAATCTTTCCAGCAGCGCATCCACGTCATACCGCCAATGGACACGCAGCCTTTTTGCTTTGACCTCTATTCCCTCTTGCTCTGCCCACTGCCAAGGGATGCTCTTCCGGCTCTCGTTATAGCGGAACGCCAGAACCTTGCTGGCAGGGATTGCAAAGGTGCGGCTGACCGCCCTGTAATTGACTATCACATGGGCGGTCTGACCGCTGTACCCCATTGCATCCACCATGTCCGTGATGTGCTTTTCCTTGCGGTATTTGCACTTTGCCTTGTCGTACTTGCCGAACACCTTTTCCAGAGGGATAGAGGGCGTTTCAATGGTTTTCAGCTCAAACAGGTGGTTCATCGGGTAACGGTACACAAGGAAGTCACAGATGTTGTCGATGGAGAAGGATAGGTTTTCGTTGCCACCGTAGTAGGTGGCAGCACTGTCCTTCAGCCGATAGCACCACGCATCGGGTGGAACGGATGCCTTGAAGTCTGCTTCAAACTGCTTGCCGGTGTTCATTCGTGAAGTTCCTCAACGTAGAGCCAACTTTGAGGTGGGCGATAAATAGAGCACCCTTCAATTTTGCAAGTTGGCGGCTCCATGTAGCTGTCGGACGGTTCATAATTTTCACAACGCCAATTTCCACAAACACAATTTGATCTGCCCATTCCAAAAAAGCCAAATCGTGAAAATTCATAAATTTCTTTTGGCGCATCGTAAATCTTAAAATTGGAAATGTGCCATCCGTAGCCATGAATTTTATTCAGATAGTGTGCAATTTCATCTCTATCGAGACAAGCCATTTCTTCAAAATCATCAGGTGCTTTGTTCAGTGGTGCGAGTTCCCAAATCTTGTCACAAATGAACTCGCCCACCACTTTTCTACTCCGCTGCTCCCATTTATCACTTGCAATTTTCAGCCATTTAGGAGCTTTCGTGCAATAGATGTACACCTTGAAGGGTGTTTCCAGCTTCGGTTTTGTCTTGCGGACTTCCGCTGTTTTTTCACCTCTCAAAATCAGGTCACACCATTCAGGATTGATGCTAATAAGCACTGCCTTGCTCATCCTCGTTCACCTCTAAATTCACTTCCGAGAAACCGTTTCTTGTCACGCTCCCGGTGCTTGTCCTCATAATCACGGTGGTACACGCTCTGGCTGTGGTTCAGCTCATGCACGAATGCCTTGCGTTCCTCGAAGTCTTTCTTCTCTGCCTTGTACTCTTCACAGGTGTCGTGGCAAGCTGTGCAGCGTGATGTGCAGTTGAGACAACAGGTAATCATCTTTCCAAACGCCCGTCCAGCCAGATAGCGCAGCTCTTATATAAGGTAGGCGGTCAGGGTTTATGTCCTAAAAGGGCAAATCTGATGAATCGTCAATCACAGAGAAGTCATCTGCGTTACCCTGAGAGTAGTTCTGCGGCGCATCCCGCGCCCGATCGGCGGGCTTGCTGTCAGACTTGCCACCGCAGAAGTCAACCTTGTTCGCCATGATTTCCGTTGCAGCGCGGTTGTTTCCCTGCTTGTCGGTATACTTCCGTGTCTGGATGCTGCCAGTCACCAGAATCAGGCTGCCCTTCTGGAACCACTTGGAAACAAACAGTGCCGTATTACCAAATGCGGTGCAGTTAAAGAAGTCGGTTTCCTTCTGACCGCCACTCTGGCGGTCGCAAGCAATGCTGAACGTGCAAACATCCTTCCCGGATTTCGTGACCTTAGCTTCGGGTGGGTGAACCAGACGACCCTGAATTGCGATAGAGTTGAGCATTGTTTAGCCCTCCTTCGGCTGTTTCTGCGCACAGTCCCAACACAGGACGCGCCCAAAGCGTTTCTTCGTGCTTCTTGCAGTTTCCAGCGGTGATACAGTTCGATTGTTGTACTGGACAGGCTGCAACTGTTTTCCACAACAAGCGCATGGGGGAATGGTTTCCGCTTCCGTTTGCTTCTGCGCAGGCTTGTTTGCCCTGCTTGTGGTCTGCTTCTGGTACTCGTCCGTGTCAGCGTCCTTTGTATCGTCAATACAGAACAAACCGTTCAGAGCGTACTTTCTGGCGTAGCTGCTTGCAGTGCCGGTAAGTTGGGAATCTGACATACCAGATTGCTGCTTTGGCTCTCTGGCGTATGCCGTGTTAGATATTTTGTCTCCGGTCTCCGAATCGTAGATTGTTGCAGTCGCTTTGATATAGTGGTACTCTCCACTCTGTACAGGCTCGTCTTCAAGAACAAGACAGGCTCCGTATTTCGCAAGGAGGGGTTTTACTGCTTCCAGAATGTCTTCGCAACTGCGGTAATTGTACTTACCAAAAGAATTGCGCTGGCTTTTTGGGGCTTTCAGCTCGCCTTGAATTTTGGAAAGCTTCACAAGTGTTTCCATATTTCTCCTTCCATAAAGCATCTTTTGCTTTCTTAGCTTCTTCTATGGTTTTGAATCGGTATGTTTTGCCGCTAAAGTGGAATGAATATCTGCGTTTCAAACCTTTCGTTGAACGGTCTTCGTAGATTCCGTACTCGCCAGTTAAAGCGTTTCTGGACTGAACAGTATTTGCAACATTATCAGCTTGGGTTACGCAGCGAAGATTTTCAATCCTGTTGTCTGTTCTGATTCCATTGATATGATCGATCACTCCAATAGGCATTAGCCCATAATGAAGTGCGTACACAAGGCGGTGCGCTTTGTATTGTTTTCCTTTGATTTTCACAATCAAATAACCGTCTTTATCGTAGCTTCCTGCACTGTTTTTCCTGTCTTTTCTGTGTAATGTACCGCCAGAATCAACGTAAAACCATTTGCAAAGATACTCAACAAGTTCCTTATCGGTCATGGAATCGCCCTCCTTTCTTTGGCTTCATTAGGATTCATTGTTATTACTTTGGCTTAATACGGCTGTACAGAAATCAACCAGCCATCAGGTCTGCCAACTGCGCACGGAGGTCTTTCAGCTCTGCTTCCCTGTCCTCAATCTCGGACTGCAAATCCTCAATCGCTGCCAGCCGGTCATCTTCTTTAGCTTCTGCTTCCTGCTCGCGGGTTAGGAAATACACGCCGTCCTTCGGCTCGTCCACGCCACCGAATCTGTCAAGGTTAATCATCTTTTGGTCTTCCTCTCTTACGTTCCTCTTTGATCTGCAGTGCGCTGTGCCACTGGTCTTTGTCGATTTCGATGGTAGACCACCGGTAGTTACATACAAGGCACTTCTTGCGTCGAGTGATGCTATCGTGGTCAGACCGGCTGTCGACCGTTGTAATGTTGTTACTGCCGCACATCGGGCATTTCATCTTGCATCCCTCCACTTGTTGGTGTGAGCGGAAATGCGGTTCAACTTTCTCATCCGCTCGGTATCTTCATGCTCTTTTTCCGCGCTCACACCAAGCGCGCACAAAACCAGAGCGGTTGCTAGTAACATCAGTGAAACAAATGCCCATCCAAGCATCTGTACTGTAGTCTCACAGCCATTTATTGTATCGCCACAGCTAACGGCTACGATTGCGGCGACAATACCAAGTATGGTAAGCACGTTTCCTTTTACGGTTTTCATTTTGTCCCTTCTTTCAGAATGATATCGAATAAAAATGGTTTGCTTGCATCGATCACGATTATTGCATTTAGCACTTTGGCTATTTTTGCAAGCGTATCAGCCTTAACGCCCGTCTTGTACGGCGCTTTATTCGGGCTTGTGATGTTGTAGATAGTTGGAGCCGACACGCCACTTCTTCGGATAAGCTCTGATGCCTTCATATCGCGTTTTTCAAGAGCGGCTTCCAGTGTCATGCCTTTTCCTCTGTGTCCTTTGGTTCTCTGCGTCTAAAAATCCAACCGGTTGTCATCAAAGCTCCAACACCTATGATGTACCATGTCACCTTAGCTCCGACCAAAAGCTCGATCTGATGCACCAGCCAGAAGTTCAGCAGAAACACTGCGAGAATAAACGCTAAGACAATGCCCCAGATCAGGGCGATTTCTGCAAATACTTTCATCTTTATCCTTTCTTCGAATGCGTTTCAGCCGTTCCTTTTCACGGCTGTGCCAGCGGATTTCCCGCTGGCCGTAGTATTTACCATTCATAAGTCAGCTCCCCTGTTGCAAGCATCTGTGACACCTCACCGTAATGCTTGCCCATTTTATCAGCAAGTGCTTGAACTTGTCCTATGGATGGAATCTTTTTTTCTTCCAATGCTTTCTTATTCAGATTTCGTTCTTTTCGTATTTTTTGATGTTCTGCAATGCTTGTAAAAGAAGCTTCTTTTGCGCATTCTTTATGATACTTTTGAGCCGCAGACGTTTTAATCATTGGCTCTCCGCACCATTGGCAAGTAGTTTTTACTGGCACAAATCTATGACTTTCTTTCAATACTTTTCGTCTTGCTTTCTTTTGCTCCAGCGAAACTTCCCTTTTGCAATCTAAACAATATTTTTTTGTAGGATTGACTGAGCCAAGTAGAATGCCACAGCGCTCGCAGTATTTAATTTCCATGCACTTCACTTGCCTTTCTTAAGGCTCTTTCATTGTGTTCAGAAAAACACTGGTCAAGAAACTGGATGAACTTTGCGATTTTCTTTGCATCTTCCGGCGTACAACCATTTTCTACAAAGCGCCTTGTCGCCTGCTCACGCTTGAAATCTGAGTAGGTCTTGGCCGCAGCGTCAATGGCAAACTTGGCTTCTTCCGGGTATTCAAGGTCAACCTTTAAGCCGATAATCTGTTCCATGTTCAGCCCTCCCATCCACCGAAATCCTGCTGTTCTACAACAGCCCTGGTCTCGATTCTCGGCGTGATGCCAAGCTTCTTGAGTTGCTCATGGATGAGCTTTTCGCCCTCGACCGTCCAGACCGTCGTGTTTGGAATGTAAGTCTTGCCGTTAGAGCGCTGAATGGCCTTGCCCTTGCGGTTCTTGGTGTAGCCCTTACCCTGATAGGGTTTGTACAGCACCCACTGACCATCGCTGTCTTTGTACTGGACTCGCTGGCTGTAAAGCAGCTTGTTCAGCTTTTCAGCAGTCAAACCGTAGTCCTTTGCGATGCTGGTGGCTGTCCGGCAGTTGTCTGCAATACACACGGCCCTGGCAAACTCTGCATCCGGTGTCAGCTCTGCAATCCGTTTGTCCTTCTCTTCCAGCTCTTCGTGCGCTGCGATCAGCGCAGTTGCAAGGAGCTGTGAGCGGGTAAGCTGCGGTGCGTTGTAGCTTCCGGTCTTACGGATTTCAGGAAGCACATCGTTTGTGACCCATCTGCGGAACGGTGCCGCTTCTGGCTTGTCGCTGCGTAGGATGACGTGATACAAACCGCTTTCGTTGACAATCCATGTTTCCTGCATTCCACCGGGGGTCGTAATCAGGGTACGACCCTTTTCATCTTCATCCAGTCGGTCGGCGACCTTTTTAAGCTGGGTAGTATCCATGCGCAGAATTTCGCACACGTCTTTCAGAACAAACCATGCTTCGCCTTCCACATCAACTGTGCGAACCTTGTTGTTCTGATATTCAAAAACTTGAATGTTTGTCATTTTCACTTTCCTTTCTCTGCTCAATCAATTTGTTTACCGCATCTTCAACCTTTTCTTTGATACCAGTAGGTTCTCGTTTGCCGTTGAGGATGACGCTTAGGTATTCATGCGAGTACCCCATGCTCTCAGCAAGTTCTTTAATAGACAGCCCATGAACATGAAGTTTTCCAATAACATCCCCCGTCCACTCTGGACGCAAATTTTCTCTCCCCTTTCTTTGTACAAATACTTGAACAAAGACTAAAAGTGTGATAATATAATGTTGTCAACAAAGTTCAAACATTTAATCATTGCTCTTGTATTCGATTGGAATTGTGCTCAATTTCTTGAACCTGATAGCACTATTAAAGCACAATTCTTTGAACATTACAAGGGCTTATGCTCAATTTGTTGAACTTCGGCAATTTGCACAAGAACAGAAGGTTGAGTATATGTTTTTTGACAACTTCCTCGCATTATGCGATTCAAAGAATGTTGCACCGACAAAAGCCGTTATTGATGCTGGACTGCCGAAATCGTCTTGGTCTTACTGGAAAAAGAAGTATGAACAAGGCGAAGACCCAAAGCCGTCTTCCGATAACGCTTCAAGGTTAGCACAATACTTTGGTGTTACTGTGGACTACCTGCTCACTGGCGAACAAAAAGAAAATCCGTCCAAGCAGCCGCAAAGTGAAGTCGATGCAGCAGTGGAGCGGATTAGAAAAAAGCTTGAATCTATGCCGACAGCGCAGCGTGAAGCGCTGATGAACCTGATCGAGAAGATGTGAGGTAAGCCAATGTATTACTTGTTGTGCGGCTGCGCCTTTTGCTTCTGGTTCATGCAGGCCTTGTTAAAAGGCAATGACCGTGTGCTATATGGAAACGGCAGAAAATATCGTTACCGTAAAAGAAAGAATCACTGGTTTTAAGCGAGGTGGAAGATGAAAAAGCACAGCAAAGAAGAGCTTCTTAACGATAAGAGCAGCCACATGGGTGCAAGGTTTATGTACTCATTCGGAATGGCTTTCATTGTGTTTTCCTTTCTTTTTCTGATGTATTCAACCACTGCCTTTATCATTTGTATGGCGGTTGGTCTGTTTTTGTTCTTTAAGGGCAAAAAGGAATACAATCTTTTTATGGAGAAAAATAAGCTAAAGCAGAAAATGTACACAACGCCTGTAAAGGCAAAGATTGTTGCTTCTGGAATTAGCAAGAAAGCCGGAAGCGCTGCCGTTCGCACAGCGATTGGCGGTGCTGTTGGCGGGCTTCCTGGTGCTATTTATGGCTCTGCTACTGCAAAATCTAAAGCCGATGTGACGTTCTATGTCACCTACGAGGACGGGCACAAGGCATCCGAAACCGTAAGCGCAAATTCTTCTAGGTTCAATGAGCTGATGAAAGTCTGTGAAGATTGACCCGGTAAAATAAAAACCCCTTGTGCCGGGCTGGTGTAGCTCTGTGCAAGGGGTTTTCTGTTATTTTAGGTCTAGGGCTTGTTCCGCTGCCGGAATCTTATCAGGGTGTTCCAACAGCCATGCGATAAACCTGTCAATCTTAGCTCTTTCTTGTTCGCTCATTGTGGCATATCCTCCCGATCAGTAAATACGATTGTTCATTTGATACGATTATACATCTTTCGGTTGTATAGTCAATACAATTTGAACAACTTCGCAAAAATCGAATGTTTTCTTTACATCCGTTACTTTACATCGGGGAACCCACGAGCGTTCAAGTCAAAAGGGACAACGCCTATCCATCTTTCCTCCAATCACAGTTCTACGAGCTGTCCGTCAATACGTTCAATGCTATCTGCCGGGTCGCGCCCATCGTCTAAGGCGGCTACGGCACGTTCCAGGATGCCTTTCGCCTCGAGGTAAGCATCTTTATCAGCTTCGTATCCAGAAAGGCTCAGGACAAGCTCCAGCGTCCGTCTGCGGGCGTATGGGACAATCAGAGCATCTACAGTTCGGTTCATTAGCTTTCCTCCCATGGTTTAGGTGTGTGTGGCTGCCCATCGGTAACGCTGGCAGGCATTCCGTCGATGATCGGCATACGTTCATGGTTCCAGATTGCAGTTTCTTTCATTTTGTGTTTCCTTTCTATTTGGAATTTTTTGACAATACAGTTATAACACAGGCTGCTGTTGGTTCTCCATAGCAGCTTTTTCCATTTTTTGGCTTGTCGAATCCGGCAGTTTTGCAGAATTTTGTTGAAAGGGCGTGAATTTATGGATGAATATTTAGTAAGAACGGCCAAAGCATTAGAGATGGCACGGATGCACTCTGGTCTAAGCCAGCAGAAGCTGGCGGCACGGATGGGCATAAATCGTGGCACGGTCGCCAATTGGGAGCAAGGCCTGGCAGCTATTTCCCTGCCAACGGCTATGCGCTGGTTTACCTGCTGTGGTGTATCGGCGGTTCGATACATGGACGCTTGCATTTACCCGGGGCTGCTGGAGCATTTGGAAGATGACCTTCCTGGTCTGGAGAAGCGGCAGATTCTCATAGATGCTATGATGGAATGTTCTTCCTATGAGATAGATGCCTTGTTGTATATCCGGTACGGAGATCACGGCTCAGACCATATGGGTGTGCTGACGGAGGTTCTGGCAAACCTCCACACACCGTTGAAGGACAGGGTCTCTGTTTGCCGGATGGTATCGGGCAACTATGAGATAGCGCAAGCTACCGGAACAGACCCAGACCCGAATGGAACCGCCCCGAAGATGGAAATACTCTATCAGGCGCAAGATGCCGGAACAGAAGCTGCCATGAGGTCCAATGATTCTTATACCGTGAATCCCAATAATATAAGCGGTTGATTGTCGAATTATCGCAGTTTTTGAGGAACATTTTGTCCACGTTTATCCACTTTTTGTACACCTATCGGGCAAATCTACCTTGTCAATCCGTCCCCCATAGGCTGTAAATCAACAATATTTGCGCGGAATAAATAACGTAGTAGCGATAATATGTAGCTTGCATTTAATCGGCTCGTCAATCTGTCCCCCATAACACCGGATTAAAAGTTTTTCATCCACATTTTGTACACGTTAGATAAGACTAATCATTGCCGGAAAGACTTTATTCAGCAAATGGAAGGTTGAGTTATCCACAAACTGGAATGGAAAAATAAAGAAATTGTTGAAAATTATCGTCATCGACTATTTAACGATGATATTTAACCTCTTGTTTATTTCTTGTTTAATATATAATATGTAGATGGGGGACGAAATGACAAAGCATGGGGGACGTTTTGACAAGTCATGGGGGACAAAATGACGAGGATATGGGGGACAAAAAGACAAGTCATGGGGGACGAAAGTTGTTGACACGTCCCCCTATTTGTGATATATTGTTTTCAGACCATTAAAGGAAGTGAGCAGATGCCAAAAATATCAGACAATAACCTTGTCGAAAAAAGCAAGTCCCTTGTTTGGGCGAAGTTCAGGGACTACACCGCAGGAGAACTTCGGTTGTTGGAGGTTTACCTATCAAGAATTAACCCAAGAGACCCAAGTAGCAGTCGTGTAGAGTTTACTCTTGCTGAATACAGAGAACTGCTTGGGCTGAAAAGCCTTGACGCTCGAAGGATTGAGCCGCAAATCAAGCACTTTCTTGGCAATACGGTGTCGATTCCAATTGACAAGGAGAAAGGCACGTTTGAAAGCTTTGTCTTGTTTACGAGGGCAAAACTGGACTATGTGCCCGAAACAAGGTCTTACGTTGTAGCAATCACCTGCAACCCTGACCTTCGATCCATCTTTTTCGACATTGCTGAAAGTGGATACGTTCGCTATCGTCTACGCTACACATCACGGATGAAATCACAGTACAGCATCCTACTTTATTCGATTCTTCGGGACTGGCTGAACATGGACAGCAAACCGCATGAAATCAGTTTGAAAAAGCTGAGAGAACAGCTTGGTGCGATGGAAGCAAGCTACGATATTTACAAGAACCTTCGTAAACGAGTGCTTGACGTTGCAGTAGATGAAATCAATGCTGTGTCTGACATCGTGTTGACCTATGAACCAGTTCTTGTGGCGCGAAAGGCTGTGGCAGTTAAGTTCAAGCCCAAAATTAAAGCGTCTGAGACGCTGATTGAAGCTCAGGCAAGCGAAGTATCAACCGAACCTCAAAAAGCCGCCAGAAAGCCCCGCAGAAGCGGATATGATGATTTTGACTGGTCTATGTGTGACGAGCTGGAAAAGCAAGACTGCATTGATGTGGCAAAAGTGGTTGAGAAGTGGATGAAGAAAGAGCATCCAGAAATCAAGCTACCAAGACGCAGAGAAGCGGTTTACGACACGGTAAAGGCTGCGTATAAGGACATCTTGTCCTTGAGCAGAACGCCGTTTCCCGACAGACCTGTTGGCTATCTGATTAGAAGCGTAGACAAAGCGGGTATCGTAGACAAGTATATGCCAGCGTTTTATTCCATTGAAGCCTTGCAAGAGCAGTCAGACGCAGCGCATTAAGCAGAAAGGAGCGGTATGAAGAAGCAGGAAATTGTGTGGTATTCCGTTAAAGATGATGGGATGCCAACACCAGAAATCATTGAAAGAACGAAAGGTCGGTTCTTGTGTTCTGTAAAAACGACCTATCTGAAAGATGAATCTATAACGGCAACAAACACAGTTGCAGCGTTTATTGAAAAAGGCGAGTTTGTAAACACATCGTTTCAGAGGTTAAACATTTCTTCGGAAGCTTGCTTTATTGCAAGAGTGGCAGCGTGGGCAGAAATGCCGATATACGAATAAAGAAAGAGTGATTAAATGGCAAAAATTATAGCGGTTGCCAACCAGAAGGGCGGAACAGGAAAGACCACAACAAGCACTTGTCTGGCTGGTGCATTGCAGTTGCTTGGAAAGAAAGTTCTGTTGGTGGACTGCGATGCCCAGTGCAACGCAACGGACACCTACGGCGCACAGACAGAGGACGTGTGCACTCTGTTCGATGTAATGACCCGGCAGGGTACGGTAGAAGAAGGAATCCAGCACTGCGAAGCCGGTGACATTCTGCCGTCAGACAACGCATTGAAGGACATTGACGAGCAGCTTGTTCGGGACATTGGCAAGAACTTCCGGCTGCGTGAAGCACTGGAATCCGTGTCTGCACAGTATGATTACATCGTTCTGGACACTCCCCCGCAGCTCGGTCTTGCGCTTGTGAACGCTCTGATCGCCGCCAACAGCATTATCGTGCCTATTACAGCAGACCGCTATGCGCTTGCCGGACTGAGCCAGCTTTCGCAGACCATTGGTGACGTTCGCAGATACTTCAACCCGACCTTGAAGATTGAAGGTCTGCTCCTGAACCAGTACAAGAGCCGTGAGAACCTGTCCAAAGAGGTCGTAGAGCAGCTTCCTGTGATTGCACAGAGCATGGGCACAACCCTGTTGGACGTGAAGATTAGACCGTCTATGGGCGTCCGTAAGGCTCAAGCAGAGCGGCACAGCCTGTTTAGCGGCGACACGGCAAAAAGTACCAGCGCAGAGGATTTCAAAGAGCTGGCAAAGAAGATTGTAGAGGGGGATGTGCAGTGAATGTAGTTAGATATAAAGAGCTGGAAAAAGCCGAGTTTGAATTGCAAAGCAAATTCAGCTCGAAAGATGTTATGTTTTTCCGCCGAGGGGATGGAATAGACAATCCGATTTATTATGTTGTTTCACAAAGACATTGTGGGGCGTTAAGTTCCGAAGAAGCCATAAAAGCCGGAAAAGTTTTGATTGAAGCTGGAAATGCGGCGAAATCTTTTCGGTACAACGGGTATTTTATTGATTGGAGTGACACACAGTGAAAAAGTCCAGCAAAAAAACATCCGGCTTGTTGGGCGGGTTTGACTTCCAGTCTGTTTTTTCGGAACAGACATTAAGCCGAAGTGAGCCAAAGGAAGAAGAAGTAAGCCAAACAAAGCCAAATAATGCCGAACGAGAGCTAATTAAGCCAAGTGATGCCACAGACAGCCATGCACAGCCAAGTGAAGCAAAATTAGGCAGTATTAAGCCGAAGCAAGCCAAAGACAGCGAAAGACAGCCAAATGATGCCGTATTAGGCGAAGTCAAGCCGAAGAAGCTGAAACAGGCAAAAGAAGTGCAGCGTTTGATTGAAGAGGGCAATGTTCCCGGCGCACTTGCTGAAGCTGGCTTGACAAAGAAAAAAATCCCGATGCCAGTATCGCATCAGGGCATTGCAAGTGGTGATGGCAAGCGTTCCAAGCGCATTACCATCCTTATGAGCGAGGAAGAGCGCAAGTACATCAACCGTGAAGCCAGACGGCACGGAATGACGATTGGGCAGTTCGTGTACGCTCTTGCGGTTGCGGCGGCAGAAGGAAAGATTGAATTGGAGGATTTCTTAGATGAATGACGTATGGATTGACATTGGGCAGAAATATGAAGCAATGGCAAATATGGGATGCAAGCCTTATGGCTTCAAGCGGGTTCCATCAAATTTTGTGTTTGACGAAGACAAGTCGGTAAAGTGGAACAAAGAGCAAGCGCAAAAGAATAACGATGATTACGACAATGAAGTTAAGCGGCTGAATCAAGAGAAAATGAAGCGTAGGGATGAAATCTACGCAGAGATATATAAGACAATTCAAGAAGAAGTCGGTTTTGGGATTTCAGAAAAGAAAGCGGAAAAAATTTGGGAGTACGCTTACGATAGAGGGCATTCAGCAGGATGGTATGAAATAATCGTAAATTTGGAAGAAATTGAAGAATTTGCAAAGTTCATATTGGATAAAAAGAACTGAGTTGGAGGATTTATTGAATGAACGATAGTGAACGACACCTTATTCGATTTGTTTGCGATGGCGATATGCGAAACGCGCAAAAAGCCGTTAAAATCATTTTGAATTCTATATCATCCAAAAAAGATGAGCAGTTCAAGGAAAATATGTTTCGCAAGTTGGAAAGCAAAAGAGAATTTATTGAATTGCCATATAACTTACAGCATCTTTTGATCGCAGAGGATACAGAAGAATTTCCAGAAGCAAGATTCCTTCTTAGGAACGAAGAAAAAAGTATAACGCAGAAAATCGTTGCTATTTATCGAGCATCTGAAAAATTGAACGAAATGGGCATTCCTTATTTGACAGCATTGATGCTTTATGGGCAAAGTGGATGCGGGAAAACCATGCTGGCTAGGTATATCGCGCATAAAGCAAAACTTCCGTTTTTGAGGATTCAATTTTCAAGTCTAGTTGATTCGCACTTGGGGCAAACACAATCTAACCTTGCAAGAATTTTTGATTATGTGAGAACTGCTCCTTGCGTTCTTTGTTTTGATGAAATAGATGCAGTTGGAATGGCTCGTGGGCAAAAAGATGACGTTGGGGAAATGAACCGTGTGGTTATCGCGATTATGCAGGAAATGGATAGATTGCCGAACAATGCAATTATTATTGGAACGACAAACCGATTTGATAGGCTCGACCCTGCGCTTATAAGAAGATTTCCGTTGCAATACGAATTAAAGCCGTTGTGCCGTGCGGATGCAGAAATACTTTCTAAAAGGTTCTTTGAATATGCAGGAGCACAATATGAAAACATAGCTTATGAAGATTACGTCCCAGCATCTACGGTTATCAAAGAATGTACAGAACGAATTGTAAATCAAGTTCTGAATCAAGAGGATTTCTTGGAGGATTGACGAATGGGCGTAACCATCAAATGCAAAAAGACTGGGCGTGAAATGGATGTGGGCTATTTCGGGTTTTTCAAGTTGAGAACGAAGGTTGCAGAACTTGTTGGTTCGGAAGTCGGAGAGCACTATAAAAAACTTGATGACATTCTCGACATACCATCTCCCGAAAAAGAACACGTTCTAGAATCATACAATGACGAAACAGAGCGATTGGTTGAAAGCAAAATGCTTCCGATTAAAATTGCAGATTTCCTTTATCAATCGGACTGTGACGGAAAAATCCGATACGGTGCCTGCAAGGAAATCTTAAAAGTTATAGGTGATTATGACGATAGCATTATTTACGGATATGCTGGTAGAGAAAACCCCGCAAAGTTCAAAGACTTCAAAGAAATCCTTCAAGATTGTGTAGGCAATAAGTGCTTTATGATTTGGAGATAACAATAAACCCCTGTGTAGTCACAATGACCGCACAGGGGTTCTGTTTTACTTATCAGCAATGCAATCCCAGTAGAGATACGCCTTGCCATCTGCAGCATCTGCGTCTTCAAGGAACGCCTTTGCCATGTCAGCGTAGAAGCCAGGAGTGTCAACGGACTGGCGCTTTGCGACCTGACAATAATCCGAGTACATCATGTTCATAACAGCCCAGAAATCGTTCGGGTCACAGGTGATATTGCGCTGTTTCGCAACGTCCTGTGTCTGTTCCAGCGTCCAGTGACAGCCCTTCGTGCCATCAGCGTTCACCATGCTGTCGCACCATTCCTCCGCTTCATCATGGGTGAGGTGCTGGCGTGGCATCTTGATGGAGCGGCTGTTTGCGCCGCCATGTTCATACTGTCCAGACCGCTTGTCCCAGTCTCCGTTCTGCGAGAAGCCGATTTGCGGCATTCTGCGCCCATACTCTACGTCAGGGTAGCGGGGGATAGGGTAAGGGTCGATGTAGCGGTTTTCCTCCTGCGGATAGTAGGGATAGCGGTCGTTGCCGCCTTCCAGCTTGCGCAGACGGCGTTCCATCTCACGCTCCCTGCGGTCACGCTCTTCCTCAAGGCGGTCACGCTCCGGCTCACGGTCTTTGTCGTGGTCGCGGAGCATCATCATGCGGCGAAAATTGTTCTTGCCCATAATCTATACCTCCTTAAGAAATGGACGCGGGCGCACCAGCGTGGGAACGGCAGAAGCAGCCAAAATACTTGAACGTGCCTGTGCCAGTGGCAGACGTTGCAACGCGGGTAGCGTAGCGGGTGCGAGTGTGGATGCTTTCAGCGGTTGCCTGAGCGCAGTTGCAGTCGGTCAGAGGGTATGCGGTCGTTCCTGCACCGATGGTAATGACCACAGGAGCGTTGATGGTGGTCGTGTCCGGGATGCTCTGGGCAACTACGATGCAATACTTCTCTCCGTTCTGGTATGCGCCAGCAGGGATGTTGATGGTCAGCGTGTCATTGGCGAACGTCACCGCATCCGAGATGACGAGGTGCGGGCACAGACGGCAGCTTGTTTTGCAAGCCATAATGTTTTCCTCCTATAAAAATCAGGGGCAGAGGTGTCTTGCCCCTGCCCCGATGGTTCACCCGGTGTTATCGGGGAGTGTGTTGGTTAGCAGCAGCCGCAGCAGTTCACGCCCACGTTGGGGTTTGCCACCTGATAAGCGGGAATCGGACGAGGATTGACCCGATTCAGGATGGTATCAGTCTGCTGGGACATCACGGTGGTCAGAAGCGCATTCTGCCGATCCTGAGAAGCGGCAAACTTGAGGTTCTGGTTCTCAGCGGTCAGAGTTGCGATCTTGTCCTGCGTGAAGTAGTCCATCATGCTGCGGAAGTTGGCGTTGCAGTTGTCCACGATGGCGCGGGCATTGTCTGCGATGGCCTGCCGGGTGGCACAGTCTTCCGTTGCGATGGTGTACTTCAGGTCGCCGATCAGCTGCTTGTTCTCGCAGCAGCAAGATGCCAGCTGCGTGGCAAGAGCGGTCTGACCCGCCTGCCGTGCGTTGCCTTCCTGCATGATAGCAAGGCTGATGGCATTGTCGCCGTTGGACACGCTGCGTTCCAGGCCGTTCACCAGCTGTGCGTTCTGGTAGCCAAGCTGACAGATGGCACTGTTCACGCCTGCAAAGCCGTTCGCGATGTTGGTGTTGACGCCGTTCATCTGCGCCAGCTGGTCATAGCCCAGAGAGCAGATACCGCTCTGGATGCCCGCCAGAGAGCGGGAGGTGTCCTGCTGGTAGAAGCCCTCAGACAGAGCCGCGCGGGTGTCTGCACCGCCCTGACCAGTTGCGCCAGTGCCGACCAGATAGGGAATGTAGCTGTTCATGCTGTTGTCACCACCGTTTCGGCCATAGCCGTTTGTGCCCCAGCCAAAGATGATAGCGAGGATAATAACCGCCCACAAACCTTCGTTGCCGAAGAATCCGCTGCTGTTATTGCCGCCGTCCTGCCCAGCCAGATAGCCAGTTGCAAAATCGTCCATAACAAAACTCCTTTCAGTTTTGCGTATGCTATCCCACCGCCGTATGCGATGGGCGAAGCCAAACAAATGCGGTTTTTGTCAAGTCCGCAAAACTGAGAAGCGTTTCGCTTAGAGAGATGCTTATTTTAGGGTTGTTAAGTCAGCTCGGAGGGTTGTCTTTTTTATCTTTTGAGTCATCCCAATTTTTGCTGGCAGCACCGAAAATGAAGCCAAGCATTAAAGGAACCCATATTTTGTCATCGCCACACAGATTGTTGATGTCAAAATCTTTTTCGGAATGGCTGTTTTCAAAATCATCCATTGCAAAGTCTCCTCACTTCGGAAGCGTCAAATTCAGGACGCTTGCCAGCTGGTTCAGGTCGATGCCACGCTCTTTGGCGAGGTTCTGCGCCATCGTTCGGAGTTGCGCTTCGTTTTTGCCCTGAATCAGGTTCAAGCCCTGCATGATGGGGGCATTCTGCCCGCTCAACTGCTGGATAAGCCCCATCGGGTTTTGCCCGGCACGAGCCAGATTTGCAAGCTGCATGATGGGGCTGTGAGCAATCATATCAAATGGAGAGGGCATTTTTATTCTCCTTTCTTTGCTGCGGTAGCGGGCTTAGAAAAGCTCTTCTGCCACTTTTCCAGCTCATCCAGCCGATGCACAAGGGCGTTGTACTGCTCAATAGGCACATACTGCTGTGTCGGTGCAGCGGTCTGCTGTGCCTGTTGTGCTTGCATCTGCCGCCATGCTTCCGGGCTGTAAAACTCTAACACGTCAGATTCACAAGTGTTTGGATTCAAACGTTTGCAGTAGATGACGCCACTACGCAAATCCGGGCAATACGTCCATCTTCCGTACAGATCAGACGGTATCGCCAGAAATTCTTCTCTGCTGGAAACAGGTCTGCCAAGCAACCAACCGCCATCTTGTACCGACTGCTGAACAGGCTGCTGCCCATTCATCGGCTGCGGACGCTGCGGCTGTGCCTGTTGCATCTGCGTGTTTGGCAGGGAAGTGGTAAGGCCAACCGTGCCCATGCCACCGTAAGGATTGACAGGCTGCTGCAAAACGCATGGTGCTCCGGGTGTCTGGTAATAGCTCATAAAGCATCCCTCCTTGTGCATCCAGTGTACCGCATCGGCAGAAAACGAAAGACAACGAAGGTACAACGAAGGACAAAAAAAGAAAAGTGCCCACACGGAAAAATCCGCATGAGCGCTTAAAGATATAAATATACTTATATAAAATGATGCAAAAATAGAAGGTTTTGCCGCTTTATTTGCAAAAAAATCCCCTGCTTTGCCTACAAAGTACCCAGCATGGAACGCAGGGCTTCGGAAAAGCAGGGGTTTTTGTAAAATCAAGAGTGCACCGTCCACACAGGCCGGTTCACTCTCTACAAAGGCCATAGCCTTTCAAAACATAAATCGTATGGCGTATAATGCAAAGACGCATATGCCGATAAAACCACGCCTA